ATGAAGTGCGCCTCCGGATCGTACTTCACAATCTCCATCATACAGGCGACCCGCGCATCGAGCGATTCCCTCTTTTCCCGCGCCGCCGCCGATAACCCCTCGGCAACGTCGTTGAACATCGCAATCTGTCCGTCCTTCTGAACCACCGATTTCGCCCCCGGCAGCTTGTGATACCGGATGTCAAGCGGCGGCAGTTCGTATCCCTCCGCGTCAAGCCCCAGATCGGACGGCGTGGAGAGGAAAAACGCCCACGTCGAAACCCAAAGCCAGAATTCTTCTTCCTTGTGCGGATAGATCGTCAGATTGTTCGCTTTCGTGCTGTCCCTCTGGAAAAAGCGCGTCAACGCCTGTCCGGAGTCCATCACCTCCAGAAATCCCGCATAGTGAATCAGTTCTTTGTACTTGTTCGGATCCGGCGTCGCCGTCGCAACCAACTTGTACCGTACTCCCTTGAACTTGTCGAGGAACGTCTGATAGGTTTTGGATCCGAAGGACCGGAGAACGGACGCCTCGTCCAGACAACAGGCCGTGAAGTACGTCGGATCGATGTCCCCGTCCCTCACGCGCTCATAGTTTGTCAGAAGAATCGGATTGTCCGTCGCCCGGATTTCCGCCATGTCCCGCACATATTCCGGAATCCTGTCCCATCCGAGAAGGTTTTCCGCATCGTTCGTGAACTCCTGCTTCACGCCCAATGGACACACAATCAACGCCTGATGTCTCACCCCCGGCTCCGTCCCGTCCTCGTGTTGCAGCACCATTCGGCAGTATTCCAACTGACAACTGGACTTTCCTAACCCAAACGATTCAAATAAGGCCCGACGTCCGCCTTTACAAGCCCACTGTACCGAAATCTTCTGATGTTCCTTCAATACCGGATTCAGCTCCGATAAGTCAATGTCAAACCCGGAAACCGGAGCGGCCACCGTCTTTGACTCCAAAAACTCCTGATAACTCATTTTCCTCCACCAAAGAGGACCGCTGAAGCGGTCCCCGTATCATTTGATACTCCCCACGACTAAAGCCGGGGGGGGATTCTCGGTTCGCTGACTTCTGCCCCCTAATTCGGAGGTCTTACGTTGTCTCCCCGAGCGTTAGGTTCGGACGCGTCCCGCCCTACCGTTTATGTAGATTAAGCTAAGAGCCTAAGCCCTTCATTAAGAATATTGATTGCGGCATTCACATCCCGGTCATGATGTTCTCCGCATTCCGGGCAAGTCCATTCCCGGACGGACAACTTCTTCGTTTCGGGATTGCGATAGCCGCAGGAGTGGCAAAGCTGACTGGAAGGATAGAAGGTATCAATCACTTGCACCGCCTTTCCATACCATTCTGCTTTGTACTCCAACTCCCGGCGGAACTCATAGAACGACACATCGGACAGAGACCGCGCTAACTTGTGATTCTTCATCATGCCTTTGGTTTTCAGGTTTTCGATGCAGATCACGTCATAGTTGCGAATCAATTCCGTTGTGGTCTTCTGGAGGTAGTCCCGCCGTTGATTGGCGATATGCTCTTCAAGTCTGGCTTTGCGGATACGCTGTTTCTCCCGGCGTTTGCTTCCCTTTTGCTTTCGGGAAAGACGGCGGGATTCCCGGCGCAACTTCGCATCGGATTGCTTGATGAACTTCCGGTTCGGGTATTCCATCCCATCCGAAGTGGTTGCAAGGGCTTTGATTCCAAGATCGACCCCAACAACCGCTCCGGTCTTCGGAAGTGGTTCAAACTCAACCTCGGTGCAGTTAACGGCGACGAAATATTTCCCCGCCGCATTCTGCGATACCGTAGCGGAGAGGATTCGACCTTTAACTTGCTTTGAGACTTTGCACTTGACCCATCCGAGTTTTGGGAGCTTAATTTGAGAAGCGTTAATTGAAATATTGGTTCCAACGCGCTTTGTTTTATAACTCTTTCGGTCGTCGTGTTTCCGCTTGAACTGCGGATAGCCGTATGGTTTAATCCCACTACGGACGCGCCGGAAGAAATTACGAAAAGCGTAATCAAGATTTTGTATTTCAGATTTAAGTGCGATTGAATCAACTTCTTGTAGCCATTCGATATTTTGCCGGAGTATAGTACAGTCTTTATCTTGCTGAAATCGTGTTGGTGACTTGCCGGTTGTCCGATATTTCTCTTGTCGATCAGCCAGAAAGTAGTTGAAAACATACCGACAACAGCCAAATGTGCGTTGAATCAATCTTTCTTGCTCAAATGTAGGATATATACGAAACTTATAGGAATATTCCATATTATCTCCGGTTCGGTGTCGTTTTGGTGTCCTAAAGACATTATACCACAGTCAGAAGATTTTGTCAACCACCTTGACACCATTTCGCCGTCATGGTATAATGGACAGCGGAGGTGAGATTATGGAAAACGAAACTCGTTTGACTTTGCGAATTCCGGAGAAGTTGAAGAAACTGCTTCTCGAAGAATCAGAAAAGCAAAACCGAAGTCTGAACAATCTGATTATCACGATTCTTCTAAACTATTTTGCGAATCGGTAATCTCCGGAGCCGCCCTTGCCCCCCTGCCTAAAAGCGGGGGATTGCGGGCGGTTTTTCGTTCGCCCTTTCGCACCTTCTCCACCGAACTCCCCCTCTTCGGCGGATCCGGCTTCCTCTTCGGCGTCTCCGTCGGACGATAGGCATTCGTAACAGTCGCTATGTTGACGTTCCCTTTTTTCTCCGGGATCTCCCGCACGAACCACCAGACCAGTTCTTCCAGCCTGTCCTCGTCCCGCAGAATCACCCCGAGCGGTCCCCGCCATAGTCGATACGCAAAGTCCACCGCCACAAGCCGCAGAGCGCATTCGTACTCCGTCTCCTGCCCGATGAACTCCCCGTCCCGGAAAACATCGTACCGAAGGTGGGCGCACAGCGGTGCGTATGGAGACGGATACATACTGTACCCCATGACGTGCTCAACAGCATACTCCGTCCCCCGCTGAAAGAGGGAGGAGAACCGGATCTCCGTCCTCCCCCTCACAACCTCCGTGAATTCATACGCTCCCATCATTGTCAAACTCGAATATCTCCTTGAAATACGGGACTTCTTTCACAATGGTTAAACAGAACTCCCGCCACTCTTTCAGCTTGTGGTTCTTCCGGGCCTGATACATAGACCACAGGACTTCGTAATTCATGCTCCACGTTCGTTTCTGATTGTACGATTGCGGGAGAAGCTGAATCATTTGATCCCAATATGCCTCATTACCCGTTTCAAGATATAATTCTCTGCAACGATTTAATGCCGGGATGGTATAGTCCACAAGGAATCCAAGAGGCTGAACAGTATTGTTGAATAGTCCTCCGTCACTCTCAACTGTAAACAAATCACATTCGCAGTTCAACAATCTATCCCAACTAAAATCGTCAAGAACGAATTCCTTCTTGTGAATCGTGTGCATGGTGCTACATGAGTTCGTGACTGTGCTAATCTTGTATTGATCGGCTTCGGCCCACCAGTAGCGCGGCGCAGTCACATCCATAATCACGGGTAGCTGTCGGAGAAACTTCCTGTGATCGCTCCCCGCCTTTTCCAACCGCCTCATCAGATCCATGTCGTTCGGACCGATCTTGACATAGACCATATCTTCCGGATTGATCGGTTCCGGATCCTCGATCATGTCCCATGTGGTATCGGACTTCGCCCAGCTATTCATCGGGTTCCTCATTCCTCGGATAACCGACTCCCATTGATGAATAGACGGTCCCACAATCCGCTCAATCTTTATGCTCATCTTCTCCCTCTTTCTTCGCGGGAATTGTCCCTAAGAACTTAATTTCACCACCACTCTCTAAGTAATAATATCCCGCGTGCTGCCTCAACTTGCTTTTCTCTTCCTTTTCCTTCTTAAGCTCCTTCGCCGCCTCTTCCTGTTTTTGATCCGCGTCTCCTGCAACCACGAGACAGCAATACCAGAAGACCGCGCAAACCACCGCCAATCCGAGACAGACAAGGATTGCCGTAATTTCGGATCGCATAACGCCTCCCTTAAATGTAACATATAAGAACTTCAATATCTAAATCGCAAAAAATCTTCTGAATCATTTCTCTAACTTTATCCCAATCTAACCTATCAAGTCCACATCCGATCTTCGGCATAGCAAGATACTTGATTTCAAGTTTCGCGCATTGATTGTCCATATCCTTCAATGCGGAACGCAGCGATTCATATGTGGGCTTGTTATAATGAAACGCTTTCGTTACAAGGTTAAAAACTCTCCCAATAAGAAGAGCTTTCCCAATGTACCTTGATTGCTCTCCGTCACGAATCGGATATTTTTGAGCCAACCGGAATTGCATATCCATCTTATCTCTAAATGTTTTAGCAATACCGGCCCCGAGAGTATAATTCCCATTGATGCAATGGGCCAAAAAATAATAAGGAGGAACTTCAAACAGATCTTTATTAACTTCAAAATAAATCATGCCGTCCACTCTCCCAATAATTTTCTCATAATCTCGAAGAAACTTAAACTCGGAGAATCCACAATCCGGTTCTTGTCGTCCCAGTACTCATCCGCCGCAACCTTCCGAGGGTTGTTCCCCCACTGTTCCTTCAGCTCCGGCAGATTGTCGTTCACCGCATCGAATTCCAGCCCGTACTCCCGGCAAGCCTCAACCGCCGCATCAAGTTCCGCACCTTCCCGGCAAGTCCAGAGGATCAGCTTGTCCCCGGCGGCTTTCCGCGCTTTCGCCATCTCAATCACCGGGAGGATGGGATGGACCAGCCGAGGCCAGTCCGTTTCCCAAAGCGTCCCGTCAAAATCAATGGCGATAACCCTATAATCTCGCATGGTTTCAGCCTCCCACAAAAATCACGTTTGCGGAGTGCGTCAGATAAACCCTCCCGTCAATTTTGACCTGAACCATGTCGCTGTTTTCATAGTCCCACCACTTTTCGGCCATTCCCTCCGCAATCAGATTGTTTCCGCAGTAAACATAGGCATAGTCAAACTTCTGGTTGAAATCCACCATTCCGCGATTGCAAGAGGCGAGGAAAACCGATATTGCAAGAAGGACTACCGCGAACAGAACCTTGATTTTTCTCATTGATTCTCTCCTCTTATAGAATTAGAACGGCAATTCGGAATCCGAGTCAATCTCCTCAAACTTCGGCGCACTCTCCGCCGTCGCCTTGTACGCATCCGGCACATACGCCGGTCCGCTCTGCGCCGCTGGACTGAACCCCGTCCGCTCTTCCATCTCACTCTTGGAGTCCACGAAATGCGCGTTGTCCACCTGAACCTCCAGTACCGTCCGCTTCTGTCCGTCCTGCGTCTCCCACGACCGCTGCTGAAGCGTTCCCTCCACGAAAATCGAGGACGCCTTTTTGAAGTACCGGCTGATGAACTCCGCCGTCTGTCTCCATGCCGTGCAGTTAATGAAATCCGCCTTGTTGTCCCCATCCTTCCCGGCTCTGCGGTTCACCGCCACCGTAAAGGAACACACGGAAATCCCCGAGGGGGTGGTCTTCAGCTCCGGGTCCTGAGTGATTCTTCCGCCGATGTAAGCTCTCGCCACATTAAAACTTGCCATTTTGTAAAATCTCCTTTATTTATTCCTGATTTTTTGGACTGTAATTAAAGTTTTACGCCTAAATTTTCAATAGCCCGGATCCTCCCGCGCATCGACGTATAAACCATGCTGTCTTTTCCCGCGTCGCATTCGAGGTAGAGCCGCATCACCCGAGCCCATTCTTCCTGAATCCTCCGGTAAACCCACGTCAGAACCTCTCCCCCGTTCCCGTAAGTGTGCCAGAGGTGAAGAAGCATCGCGTACCAGTATGCCCGCGTAATCATCCGCATGGATTCCAGCTCTTCAAACCGGTACTTCCGCATCTTCCGGTCGTTCAGGCTCCGCCACTCGGAGAAGTCGGGAGACAGCGCGTATTCCTTCTCGATTTCGTCCAGCGGAACCCCGAGCGCGTCCACCTGAATCCGCATCCCGTGGTAAAGCGTCGGCACGTTGTCCGGGTTCATCCCCTCTTCGGGAGGATTCCCGCCGAAGTGCTCGTACCATTCCGTGATCTCCTCGTAAGCCCCCCGTACAAGCCGGTCGAGCCTCCGCTTTCCGAAATTCCACTTGTCCCGGCAGATCGTACACCCCAGCGCAATGGCAAAGGTAATCATTTGCATCCGCTGTTCCTTCATGCCCTCCCGCTTTGCTTCAAACCGCGCCCGGTCTACATTAACCTTCACCGTCCTCCCCCTCTTTCAGCATCGCCTTCTCAATCTGCTTCTGCCTGTATTCCGAGCGGATCTTCATTTCCGCCGTAATCCACGCGAGAACGTCGCTCCATTCGGGGATATACCGCGCGTCAAACTCATACTGCCGTCCCCGATAGACATATTCCTCCACCGCCGTCCGCATCTTGGAAAGCGTCTCGTTGCTCATGTAACCGACGCGCGGCTTCAGAATCTTCATGACCGCCTCCACCACGTCCCCTTCCTCCAGGCACAGCGCATATTTCACCGCCGCCCAGAGAACCGTTCCGTACTTACAGTCAATCAACTCCGAAATCACGTTCATACCATCCGCACTCGTACTCCCGTCCGGGTAGATATACATCGTTTCATCACCTCCTTTACTTTTCGCCCCAACGACGCGAGTATTTCTCTGTTAACCTGAGACAGCGTTTCATATTTTTCTTTCTCACCTTCCGCGTCTTCCCAAACTCCATCCGATGTATGCATTTATTGATTTGGGCCTTACATCTTTTTTGTTTTTCCGAAATTCTTGGAAGGACATATTTCCTGAATGCCGTCCAGTTGATCGACCCGCTCATTGTCGCGTTCCAATCCCATTTTTCCGGTATGTATGCATTCGACGTATCGATGTTTGATAAAGTCATATTCGGCGCATCCACTATGCCGTTTTGGAATCCTATGATCTCTCCGTCTTCCATTATGAACACAATGTTGCCATCAATCAGGCTATATCCCATCCAGTCACCTCTTCTTCAATTTCTTCGTTCGCATCGTTGGCACAAGCTCCCCATTGTGGTCCGTCCGGATCTCCACCTTCTGCCAGGTCGGGATCCCCTGTTCCTTTTTGATCCGCTTGACTTCTTTGAGCCGTTCTTTATGTCTCCAATATTGGCAGTCCCACTTCTTGAACGCCCCGCAGCCCTTGGCGGAACACCGCTTAGTCTCTGCTTGCCGCGCCGTCAGATGAACCTTGTGCAGACGGCAGTACCCGACGACCTTATCGCCGCTTACGGTCCCGCCCCAGAGCGTCCTGTACCGCTTTTCGTTCTGCGACATACGCGGCCCTCCTCTCCTTCCGCGAAAGCCCGTCCGCACGTCTCTCCGTTTTCAGCGCGGATGCCATCGCCTGAAGTTCGTCCTCCGTCAGCTTGATCGGCTCGTTCCGAGGGCGTCCGTTAATGTAACGGGGGTGGTATCGTATGTAATTCGCCATCCTGTCCCCCTTAACCGTCCATTCCCGGCGAAGTAAACTCCACCGGCCTGTATTCGCCCCACATCACGAAGCGGGGATCGCCCTCGTGCATATAAGTCCATCCTTCGTCAACCGAGAATGCTTTTGCCAGAACGTAATACCGAGCAAGATAAACCCGCGTTACCCCATCCTCATCCCGGCAGACAACGAAGCAATGGTTCACATCTCCGCTCGGGAATCGCTTGTGCCACCGGATCGCCCCGTCTAAAAGCTCCGACGCCCGGTCGCCCAGCCCTTCGGTGTAGCCCTGTCTGAATCCGTTCTTATAGGCTTCCTCGCTCTGATCCATCCAGTCCGTCATGCGTCACCCTCCTCTTTGTATTTCTCCACAAACCACTCCGGAACCTCCGCCGAATGCCACAGCAGAACCGCGTCCTTCCATCCGATGACCACCCTCGGCGTGATAATCAGCGCGTCCGGCCATTCCTCCTCATCCCACGGCTCGTCCGGTTCGTGGTTGTCTTCCCATAGCTTCCGCCCGGATAAGAAGATCCCGTTGGTCATCAGCCACTGGATTTTTCTTTTTCTGCACAGCCGTCGGGTCCGCCAGTTGTACGGTAAATGAATCACCTGAACCAGCTCCCCATCTTTCGGAGGAACTTGCGGTAAATGCCAGATCTCCGCGTTCTTTTCGTCTGTCGCGCCGTGCCGGTATCCCTGCTTATACCCGCGCTCATAAGCCTGGTCAAAGACGCTTAAAGATTCTCCATCGTACTTTTCCTGACTCAATTTCTTTCCTGACCCTTTCCGCAACATCAAGAACCTTTTCGCCGGTCTCGCCGTTGCATAACTCATTATGAAGGTTCAGACACATATGCCCCTGAAGCCACAGACAGGCCGTCTGCCGCGTCCGAAAATCCTCTCTCCATCTCTGTCCCCATCGGTTGTTGATCGCCGTGTACCGCTCCTCCTCAATCCGGCAGACAAACAAGCCGAAGCATTCCGTCTCCCCGCCGTCAAGGGACAGCGTATCGAGAAATCCCCGGCTTACCTCAACAATCGATACAGGCGGACTTTCTCTCATCCCCCAGCTCAATCGACCACTTCCTTTCCAATTGTCCTGACGGTCTTTCCCGTCACGTCCTGTACCTCGGTGCAGACCCACGGTCCTCTCCCCGTCTGCTCTTCCAGAAGTATCGCCCATCGCTCCTTCTCGCCTTGAAGCTCCGATTCCGTACAAGTGACGTAAATTTTCTTTTTGTGGTATCCCTCAGTCCGAAAGATCAGAAGAAACTTTTTCGGAGTTTCCTTCTTCGGATTTGTTGTCTTCATAGTGAAAACTCCTTTTCCCCTCCCGCCACGGAAGGTCGCACATATCCGGATTGTGTTCTTCCATTTGAATGGCCCCTAACACGTTGAACGCCGCCGCAGCCAGATGGTCCTCGTCATCCCAACCGGCAATATACTTCGCAAGATGGCGAAGCGCGGAATCAATGAACGACGAAACCGGGATCCCTTTGAGGTAATTGTACCGACCATATTTCGCCGCGCCGTTTTCATAGTGCTTAGACACCCGGAGCATAGCCGCCCAGGGGACGGAAAGCATATCGCCCTTGCCGGAGTGAAGGTCACGGACGGCTCCGCTCGAAAACTCCGTCCGTTCTCCGGAATCCTTAATCTGTGTTGCCTTTGGCTTTCGCGTTTCTGCCTCCAAAGGCATCAGATGTTCTTCCGCGAACACCACATCGCTCTCCGCTCCATCGAGGGGGTCAACAATGTTGACATTGTACTGCCAGACGCTCCACACGCTATTATACGCAATGTCCTTAATCAAACCTTCCTGATCCTTGTGAACCCCGACTTTGATGACAACCTTGTCACCGATTTTGAATAAGCTCTCTTTCAAAGAACACATCATCCTTTCTTCTTCTGAATCCTTTTTTGATCCACAAATCGAGATTCTTCTGCGTCATCCCGAAGAACTCCGCAACCTCCCGCGAAGTCCCCTGCTTCACAATCGACCTACCGCGCCATGCGGTATAGATGTATTTCGGCTTGAATCCGCGCTTCTGAACTGGTTCGCCGTTCTTCCGCTCTTCAAGCCGCCTACGGTCCGCCGCGCTGTGTTTTGCCGCGCACTCCGCACAGGTGGTCTTGCCCTCCCGCGCCGGTTTCCCGCATTCCGTACAAAGACCGAGTTCCTTCCTTCGTCGCCGCAGTTCTTTAGTTGACATAATCCATCCAGTCTCCCTTGATTCCTTTCTCTTCGTCTCCAAAGTGTTTTGTCGTAACCGCAATGCAAAACGGTTCGATTTCCGAACTCCACCGGCACGAACCGTCCCCGTTAATCATCTGCCAGCACAGCGGGAATCCCCCTATGCCGTCGAACAAACTCCCTATCGTCTTTTCTGTGCATCGATCCGAAATCCGTTTCAGCAGCCAGTACCAGAAGGGAAGCGCGATACTGTTTCCCAAAGCCTTATATTTCGGCGAATCAGATTCCTTGTGCTTCTTCCCATTTTCGTCCGTCCAATCGCCGAGATCGACCCATCCATCCGGGAATCCCTGACAACGCGTCGCTTCAAGCGGAGTCAGACGGCGTATAAGAGAAGTATTCGCAATAAGCATATCGTTGTTGGCATCCTGACCATTATAGCCTCCCGGATGCGCTCCCGGACTTAAAGTGCCACACACATCCTGATAGGTGGATTGTTTTACGCATACCGCCGTATAATCCGTGACGCGGTTTCCGTGATCTCCAGTGATCGTCGGGACAGTTTCGCCGTCTCCGTTTCCTCTTGCGTCATAAACCGCCGGTCTGTCAATTGTGTTCAACGTGTACATTACATCCTCCGTATTGAATCCCGCACCGTTGCATCCTGCATGGTCGGAGCGGTCGATGCAATTTCCCTGAATAGAGATTGCACCATACCCCCCCCAATTTCTATTTTTGTCTATCAAATTAACCCTCCCTTGCGTCCAATATCGCAGCACTGTGTCCAACGCTTACCCCAAATGTAGGGGCGCATTCTATCGCAAGCCCAATTGAACGCGAATCAGAACCACTTTCTGCGCGGAATCCAATCACAATACCTCCATCATGGCGGGAGGCCCTTTGAAATCCGAAGCCATCAATGCTCCCACAGCATTCAACACGACATTTAACTGACGGTTTATCGTGAGTACCCCCCCCACTTTATTTATGTCGAACACAACCCCGGAGGTAAATCCGGGTCTTGTACCGTTGCATAACGTCGTCGCTGTATCTTTATAACATTTAACGTTTTCAGGGCGAAATCCAAGAGGAAATCCGTATATGTCCGGATTATCCGAATCTTCATCATCCTCGCTTGAAGATGATTGGTTGTCTATTACCCCCCCCCCCACAAGTGTCGAGCGTTAGAGATTGATCGTTGACGATTCTTCCGTCATAGTGATTTCGGAAAGTGATACACCCGCCTGTCGTTCCAGCGCACGAATTAAAATTTCCGGCATGGTCGAGATCTTCCCGCGCCGAACCGCCCTCCGCAAAATCCCAAGACACGCCGTTTGAGACAGATTGTATTTCGGATTCGGATTCGTTTCCAGAATCGCGCTCAAACAAGATTTCCGGGGCAAGCATCCCGTTGAAGTCGGCGACCAAAGAGATGCGACGCCTCCGCTGGGGTACTCCCCAATATTGCGCGTCGTGAGTTCGCCAAGCAATGGAATATCCGTCTCCGATAATAGTTCCCGCGTTTGTCCACCGCCCCCCCTCATATCGAGGAACAGAAGCGGTCGGTTCTGCAACCCGGCAAGTTTCTTCCAAGACTGCCCGGAAGTCTTCGCCTCCATTGGAACTGAAAGCCCCAATGACGTTTTCCCAGACCATGAATCGGGGGAAAACATTGATACCTGTTCGGCCATCGGCTTCATCTCTCGCCCTCATCTCCTTTATCAACCTGATTTGTTCCATAAACAAACCGGACCGCTCTCCCGCAAGTCCGGCTCTCTTTCCCGCAACCGAAAGATCCTGACATGGACTTCCTCCGATCACGCATTCGACGCGCTCAACCTCCGCGCCATTCATCTGGCATATATCACCGTAGTGCTTCATCTTCTCCCTCCGTTGCCGCCATTCCCCCCTCTTCTTTCAGCCTTTTCAACTCCGCGTTTGTCTCTGCGTAGTAGTTGTGCGCCTTGTCAAGAAGTCCCTGCGCTTCGTTCAGTCTCTTTTCCGCTTCTTCGGAATATTCCTTCGCCACCCGAAGATCGTCAGCCACCTCCTTCTTGTCCTTGACATACCCGCAGAAGAATCCAATCACGAAGATCATCGCCGCAAGAAACGCAAGCAGTACATAGTCAATCCAGATCATTCGCTGCCTCCTCGAAACATCTTCTTCATCTTTGATCCGCAATGCCAGCAATACGGAACCTCCGCGCTTGGACTTTGCTCGTCCATATAACCGCATACAGAGCAACGGTATATTTTGTCACTGCTGACATTCGGCGTTTCATCCTGTTCCAACCAAACGCCCGTCATCCTCTTGCCCTCTACATTGGCGGCGGGAGCAGAATCTATGACTTTTTCGATTAACTCTTGACTTGCCCCCCATTTCGTATCGAATTCATCTGTGCCATCACAAACATCCTTACATTCAATCGCGAAAATTTCTTTCAGCGCGTCTGCGTCAATGTACTTCGGCATCACTGTCCTCCTTCACAGGCTCTTTCAAACCGTAAAACTTCCCGCCCTTCTTGTAATTGTCGCTCAATCTCCAAGCGCGGCATTTCGTAATTATTTCGCAGTCCACATACCCGATGTACCCGTCATTCAGATTGCAGTGATACGGTTCGTAATGCTGACAGGTGATGCACATTTTTGGGAATGGCTTTCTTTTATCCGGCATCTTATTCCTCCTTCGGTGTCTCTTTCCACACAACCTCCTTTGCCCCTTCCTGCATACAAAGATATGGAAGCCCCATCTTTATGTAACATTCCTGACAAAGAACAAAGCGGACGTGCGAATTATCACAAGTAATCTGCGGTTCCCCTATGTCGTTCTTTGTGTACGGAATAAAATTATGAAGTGCTCTTACCGAAACATCATAACCTATTCTGTCACAATCGGAGCCGCACTTATCACAAATAAGTTTAACCATTATGTTCCTCCCATTTCGTGTCCCGCGTCTGTTCCGGCTTGGGGCGGGAAGTCCAGCACCGCCATGTTTTACCGTATTCTTCATAGCTGCGCATGAACCACTCATTACAACCATAGACGAAAACGCCGAAATAACGATCCGATTTGCCCTCGTCCTTTATGGCGCATTCCAACCATCCAGTCCGCGTCTCAAAATAAACACAGTCCGGGCAATCGCATTCAACCTCCTTTTTCGTCATCACCCTCGGCTCCTGATCCTTCAGCAGGGCGAGAGCGTCAGTGAGTAAAAAATAATCGCAAGAGCCTTCTGTAATCTCGATATGATAATACGGACAACGCTCAGAACAAGATCCCGGATTAGTACAGATCTCCAGTCCCCGGATCACCTTCTCGCGCTTCTCAGCATCAGTCACTCCCGTCCCCCCTTTTCCAGTGCGTCCGAAGAATCACACGATAGTTTTCTTCGACAAATTGTTCGATGTACCGAATCATCTCATCGTCCTCCGGGAAAAACGGATCCTTCCCCATTCTCCCGAACACGTTCATCATCAACTGCCCGAACCTCAGATCCGGGCATTGCTCCCAGGCATCCGCCAGCCGGTTGCAGAACGCCCGGATTCGTTTCTTATCCCGCATTATGTCCTCCATCCTTTGATCGACTCTTTGTCCCATCCGACATTCAGAATCTTTACCGCCTGTTCAACATGCAGATCTTTCAAGCCGCCGTCCTTCTCGTAAAACTCCGTCTTGACAACTCTCCCTTTGAGCAGAGACCAATCCGAATAATCGAACCATTCATCATCGAGAATCACGAAACTCTCAATGTCCTCTCCTTTCCAGTTGTCACGGCTCCAATCGTCAAGCCAAAGCATCACTTCATACCCTCGCTTTTCCGGATCCACGTCATAGTCAATCATCCCGGCGATTTTCAGCCCATACCCGGCCAGCTTGCCATCAAGATAGGTCCCGAGTTCGTCGTGACAGACCCAACAGTTTTTCCATGAGGATATAAGCCAGATCTTCGCACCCGTGAACGCCGCAATCTGCGCCAGCCGCTTCACAAGCCGGTCTTCGATTCCTACAAGACCGCAAATCCGCTCCCGGGTACTCATGCAGTTCAACACCCCGTCCACGTCAAGAAAAATGACCTTCACTCCTGTTTATCCTCCGTCCCGCTTCGCTTCAACCAGTAATCACTGTACCGAAGCGGTTTATCCTCACTTTTATCCATACTCACCTCAAACTGTTCACAAGAAGTTTCAGCTCCACATTCTCACGGAAAACCTCGGCAACGTCACGCATCGCATACGTCATTTCCCCGAAGTTGATGTGTTTCACCTTTTTCGCTTTCCGTTCAAGTTCCATGTCGTCAAACTCGCCGTAAACAAATCCGTCATCTTGTGTGAAGTAAAGCAACTGATAAAGCCGATACCGCTTACCTTCGAGAATTTCCTGTACCGCATTGCACTCTCGTGTACCCATTACCATGCCGACTCCCGGAATTCCTTCAACACTCAAAATATCGCCGGGGAAAAACTTAGGGTTATAGCGCAAGTCTAATTCATCCATATTCCTCAAACCTCCCGCAAGCCGTCCCACGCTTTCGTATATCCGACGCCGCCGAATGCCCGTGGCCCGGAAAGAACTTCAGCCACAGTTCGCACTTGTACCACACGCGGGACTGCCTGTACCCATAGCAGTGAACGCACTCCCCGCACGTCCGCCCTTCCGTCACCCCGTACATCTCCTGCATCGTCGGCGTTTTCCGTCTGCCTCTTGGCGGATCCGGAACTTCAACCTCGTTACCGAACAGATCAAGATTCTTCATCCCACGCCCCCTTATCGCAGACTCCAACCGCCTCCATGATCGCCCGACGGATAATCTCGTTAAGATTGATTTCACCGACCACAGGAAAATGCTTGCTGTCGTGATTCAGGTCATCCAGATAAAACGTCATGTTCTTTCTGAATCCCCATTTTCCTTCGTTGTTGGTAATCCCGCATCCATAGGCAAATCGCTCATCCTGCCGCATCCTGACAAAGTAGGTTTCACGACCGGCCCAAAGGTTTTTGTAAATCTTCACGATCCGTCCCCTCCAGCATCTACCTTAACCCCGATGGTCTTGTATAACTCCTGCCGGGTCTGTTCCACCTTTTCGTCAATGATCTTCTTCAGCCGGTCCTTTCGCACAGTCTCAAACCACTTCTTCCGGAAACGCGCCTTTGCTTTCAGCCAGTCGTCCTCGCCCGAATCACCGCTGGCGTACCAGTCGAAATCGTGAATGAGTTCCAGAACATCCCATACCAACTGCGAAATCTCCATGTCCTCGAATACATCCCTCGGCTTTTCGCTGTAACCGAAGATCTCGTCCATCAGGGACGAATCCATGTAATTGAACCGTCCGCCGCTCATCACACCACCCCTTCCTTCTTCGCCAGATATTCCGCTCTCCTGTCCTGCGCGATTTTAACGGCGTGGTCTTCATCACGCGCTCTCACAGAGACAATCAGACGGTCCGACTGCCATTTGTTTCCCTTAAAGAAGTGGATGCTTTCTCTTTCGCCATATTCGTTAAAATACGCCGAAACCTTGCCATCTGCAAACGTGACATCGTAAAACACCCTCACATCGTCTTTTGCTTCATTCAAATCATATTCTTCGATTCTCACATCTGCCCAGGAATATTCATCCGAATAGATTTTCCGCAATTTTTCCGCGATTTCTTTCGTAGCAGCTACCGCGCAGATGTGATAATCGGAATACGCGCCTTTTGTAATGACGTAAACCTTCTTCGACTCACTCATTCCCCTTCCTCCTTTCTCCTGTGCGCAAACATCTCCATAATCTCCGGATTGTCCCTCCGGTTCCCGACCACCTCCGCGTCCAGCTTCCCGTACCGGAGCCATCGGCGGAGAAGCGTCCATTCAGCAACATAGTTTCCGCAGACGAAACACCCCTCGACAAACTGCACCGGCTCCATCAGCACATCTTCATAGCAGTCCGCGCCAGTCATTTCCCGGACCTTCAGAATGTCTCCCTCATATACCTCAACGCCGTTCCGGTCGGTGAAGCCGGTCCAGACATCCTCCAATCCACGAATTTTCAGATCCATAAACCTCACCTCCCGATGCTAAAATAAATCCCATCAATCTCATACGCCGGTATGGGACTCCATTCATCCCAATCATGATACTGTCCCTTCCGGAAATACTGCGCGGGCCATGACGGACCTTCGCAAAACCGCTCTTCGCAGTATGCCCTGCACCACGCAAGCCCGTCCGGATCGTATTCGGCCTCCCACACGCCCGGATATGTGCTGAACGCATAGGACCCGTCCTCGTTGACGTGGGAAAGCGTCTCAAACATCGTCCTCCCGTTCAGGTCCCACAGTTGCAGTATCGCATCACATCCCGCTTCGCACAGCGTCAGATTCGGCTGCCAGAACTCACGGTAAAATATCATGCTGAACAGGTCCATCTCCCAGGCTTCCATCGAATGCCCGTCCCAGCCCCAAAGCGTTGTGCAGAGGTTGTAATCAATCCCGCCGGGATCCACGCCGACCGGCGGATGTGGTTCGGCTTCAACCATATTCCTGGCTTCGGTAAAAAGGTCATCATCGACCATTTTGTTGCCTTCACCAGAATGGTCCTCCCACATCAGGATCGCTCCATCCAGGTCCCACCACTCCGGCAAAGGGTTGTCCACACCCTCCGTGTAGACCCTCAGAGCCGTGTTTCTCTCCGGTTCGTCCGTTTCCCCTCCGAGGAGCAAAACGCCGTTCAGGGAAGCCGTGGCGCGTCCTACGCCATCTTCCTCGTTCACCGTGTCCGCCGCCATCCGACCGTCTTCTCTTCCTTCCCGCGCATACCCGGCTATCGTCCGAACCGCCGCAAGGAACAGCCAGAGCAGAAGCCCGAAAACCGCGACCACCGCGATGATCTCCGCCATATCCCGCCAGAGGGACGGCTTGTCGTTACGCTTCATTTTCGTATTCCTCCCAATCGCATTCGTCCGCTGAAACGCACGTTACATCCTGATAGCTCTCCGACAGCATCTCCCCACAGTCCCGGATGTGCCTCTGCAAATCCGCTTGTGCGCACTTGATCCGGAAGGTCCGGGTGATTCCCCCGCCGACCTTGAAAACCAGCTTGTATTTCCGCTTAATCATATCTTCCTCCTATGGAAGACGGCGGAGTCTCCCTCGAAACCCCGCCGCCAAAAATATTCTGATTTCAGAACTTAAAATCCACTTTCCCGAAATCCGGTTCCCCAAACGGGTCCAGAACCTTGCTGATCTCATCGAGATGATACCGGGCAATCATGCAGTCATACTTTGCGTTCTTCAATGCGTCCATGTCAACATTATCCTTCATAACTTTCTGCCCGAACAGCTTCCCGACGACATAATGTGCCGCCAGCCGGTCATCCGGCTTGTCGTCCTTGTGCCTCTTCACCGAAGCCGTCTTCTCGATATTCTTCCCGACGATGTACTTCGCATCCGCGCCGTCGTTCGTTATCTCGATAACGACAGTCCGCTTCGGAGAGGGTTTCGGCTTGTCAGTGGACGCCAGTTCCAACCACTCTTCGGAAAACAAAACATCGTCCGAAGATCTTGACAGATGCGCTGGATGGTTATTTGTCACGCGAACCATATCCCCGACCTTATACTTGTGCGCGGTTGCTTCCTGTTCGAGAACTTTCTGCTTCTCCGAAGTGACAAGCTGAACCTGAGCCTCGTCGCACCAGAAGAAATCGCGGTCGATCTGCACCCTAATGCGTTCCTGCACAAGCGAATCTGCGCCACAATCCAACGCAACCCCTTTTACGACAGATACCACCACACCGATCCTTCCGAGGAACCGCTTCTCAAATGGTTGTTTAACCTTAACGACCCTGACCACGCTGCCAACCGTAATCTCAGTTTTCTTCTTCGCTTCCATCCGATTCTCCTTTCTTTTCCTCTGCCGCCATCGTTCTTGAAAAAACGGCGGCGCCACGAATCACATCGTAAAGCGCGTCCATGCTATCCGTTATGCTGCTCTTTATGAACGCACTTTGGTTGTTGTCGTCGTACTTGCCCGCCCCATACGACATTGCTTTAATCAGGCATTCATAAGCGGAAGCCACGCTTTCAGCCGCATCTGTAATCCTTGAGATCATCTGCTCCCACTGATACTGCGGCGTGTCATATCTATTATTCATTTTTCATACCCCCAACCCGTCAAACAGATCGTCCCCGAGGGCTTTCTTCAAATTTTCCATCGCCTCGGACGACGGAACCAGTTCGTCCTTTTCCCATTTCAGGAGAAGCGCGTCGCTGTACCCGAGCAGATCTGCCAGCTCCGTGGCCAGAAATCCGTTTTCCTTCCGCGCCTTATGGATCCGGCTTCCGATGGTGTCCTTCTTGACCGGGACCGGAGCCGGGAGCAGAAACCGGACTTCATTCTTGTGCTCTTCCGGGTTGTAATCCGCCCTCCGTTCCAGAAGCCCGGCCTTCGCGCAGTCGGAAAGAATATGAGCGACGTTGAACAATGTGACAGAAGAACCGAGATCCACCTTTTCCATCCACTGCCTTGTCGTCATCCATTCCTGCGTGTAACCTTCCGGATTCCCAGTATAATCTTTCAGGATCCGAACCACGCTGTCCTTCCCCGCATAATTCCCCACAAGAAGATAGGGATCAATTTTCGGCGGATCTTCCTTCGCCGCATCCGGTTTCTCATCGGGTACAACAACCTCTGCCGCGTTGCCCTGTACAGTGACCTCCGCTTCCTTCTGTGTACCCTCGCTGAGATCGTTCAGATCCGTCCCTGTCGGAATCGCCCCGTGCGTCTGCGATTCAACGAAATCCAAAATCCTCCGGAAAGCATCGAAGGGAATTCCCTCGAAACTCATGTTTCCCGAAACGGTTAAGTTTGTAAACGAAATCGCTGCCATGTCTTCCTCCTCAAATAAATTCGGGGAGCCGTCCTCACCGGTTCCCCGCTTCGATATTTAGTTTCCCTTTAACTGATTGCTCTGACCGCAGTGATCGCAGTCAATCCACATGCTCTGTCCGGATTCCAGTTTCACCCTGACCTCTTTCTTCCGGTTCCTGTGCTTCAGGGAGGAGATCACAAGGTTCCCCTCCCGCACCGCCAGCACCTGTCCGCATTCCCGGCATCGAACCGGATAGCGTTCTTCACTTTTCATCCTTCGCCGCCAGATCCTTCAGCTTGCCGTCCAGTTCCGACGCCTCCGGAGCCGCGTCAAACCACTCAGAGGGCTTCGACGCTCCGTCTTTCAGGGAATTGAAGATCCCGACGTAATCCACGAAATCCTCCGTGGTCATCGTTTCCACCTTCCGGCCAAGACGCTTCTCAATCTGTCCGGGCGTGACGCCGAACTTTCCGAACTGTGCCACCATCGCGTTCACGCGGTCAATCAGCGGCTTGTCGTTCTTCCCGGCCAGCGTCTTCCGGCATTCCGCAATGGCGTCCTCCACGAGATAGGAGGGAAGCACCGCCAGAATCCGGGAACGCAGCCGTCTCGCGCCCATGTTTGCGTTGTTCTCGTAGATGTCGCGCTGAGAGGTCAGCCGGACCATGCTCTTGTTCGCCTCGCGCATATGGGGATTGGTGAAGTTCTGAACACTCATGGTGTTCGTCTCCATGTCCCAGGCGTAGGCTTGCATCTCAGATTTCCCGTCGTCCTGCGACAGCTCCTTGATCCCGTATTCGATGTTCCCCCAGCACCGGGCAAGCTCTTCGGCGAACCGGATCGTCACGCCCTCCACCTTTTCCCGCCCTCTCGGATAGGAGAAGAAAGCGTCGTTGGCGAAATCCGGTCTCTGACAGCTCTCAATGATCGCTTGATGCGCCGCAACCCGGTCTCGGGGGAACCGCTTTGCGATGACCAGTTTACCCTGCGCCTCCGCAACGGCTCTCTGGCTCTCAATCGCAATCGTCCCCTGATTGATTTTGTCCTGCGCCGTCCGCGTGTCCGGATAATCTATCTGAACCGGCCCGGTCACAGTGGAGACTTCGCTCTCGACTGGAAGATTTTTTTCGTTCACTCTCATTTATCCTCCTTTTGTTTGCTTGCAAAAAACTCTCTCAAATCGAACCACTTATCTTCAATCAAATTGCCAATCTTTTTTATTGGTTCTCCCCATCCGACTTTTTCAACGCGACAGTATTTCCCTTTGAGATCTTCCCAGCGTTCAACGCCGACCACATTCATAATCCGCATCATAGCTTCAAGGCCATCTCCGCGTTCAACAATGAAGTTTTCATCATCGGCCCCCAAAGATCCATGACCGATGCAATATCCTCCAATACTGACGCCCCATCCGTTTCCTTTGACAGTCAGCCAAAATGTCAGACAAGCATGATCGGCCATAGTAAGCGATACGCTTTCAATCTTTACATTTTCAATCATAATGCTTCATTCCACCCATGCGGGCAGCTCGATTTTGTTCATGTTGTTCTGGTTCCCCATGTATCCGTACCAGTTCCCGGTTCTCTGACATTCCACATAGGTCTCGAGCAGTTCCCGGAACCGGATATTGCCGTATTCAATCATGAGCTTGTCCATCTCCATGACGTTGACGGCATACGGCGGTGTCTTCTCTACGGCGATAAAAATAAAGGCGTACTCTCCCGGATATTCCGTCTGTACTCCTTTTTTGTACCATGCGCTCTGCACGTCATATCCGTACCGAAGACATTCCGACGTAAAGTTCTTTGTGTCCGACGAGGTGGTGGATTTCAGGTCCACAATCACCTTCAGATCGTCGTCCGGAATGAAGATGTCCGGACGGCATTTCAGGTCTACACCCGTTTCCTCGTCCTTCCAGAAGATCGAATGCTCTTTAATCCCCTTCTCAATAAGAACCTTCGCCGTCGGATTCGCCATCACCGCATTCCGCATTCCAACCACCGTCTCAATCTCGTCGTAGGTCAGAATCGTCCGGTTCCCGGCTTTTTCAAGAAGGGCTTCGTAAACCGCTTTCCCTTCCTTCGTCCGCCTGTCCACCTTCGGCATATGGACGTATTCGTCGTCGAACGTCTCCGGTTCCAGCGTGAACTTGTGGAACGCCGCCCCGAGCCGAAACGCCGGAGTCGGATCTTCCGGATGTTCCTCCGCATACTTGAACTTCTGCGGACTTTCGTGTAATTTCCACAGCCGCGACCGCGACAAAGCCGGGTGCGCGTGGTATTCTGCAAGTGTCATGTTCCTCCTATTCTTCCGCCTCACCCGTATCAAACCCCAACCGGCTCATAATTTCCTCGAACCGGGTGCGCTCTTCGACGGATTTGAACAGCGAATTGTAACAATCTTCGTGAATCAGAAGTCGGTAGAAGTGGAGGGGAGTATCAATCAAGATAACCTTCTGTCCCTTAAAAAATTCCTCTCCGCAGATGGCGCAGCACTCATCGGGAAGGATCCTGTTATCTTCTTCATACGGCGTCGGATCCGTAATATCGTTGTGCTGATAGTAGCTGACCAGATGATCGGTAACGCTCACTCAAACCACCCTCCCTCGTTTTCGATTACAACCGGATGCGAAATCTGCGGAACCGCCGTCCGCTTTTGAGAAACCGCCGGGGAAACGTCGTTTGAAATCTCCGGCATCGCCCGTTCCTTCGCCATCTCAATCCTTGCGTTCTCTTCCGCAAGAAAAGCGTCGTACACCTGATTGACCGGCAGAACCGCAAAGGCGTCAATCGTTCGCGTCAGGACTTCAACTCCGTTCCGCTCCCGCGTCTTTCCTTCCCGATACCGCCCGAAGACGATGACGGGATCTCCCCGCTTCAGTCCGTTTAGCACCTCGCCGAGCTTCTGTTTGGCGGGATCGTTCGGTTTTGCGAACGCGACCACATTGGCGGTCTCGTAGGTGTACTGCGCCTTTTCCCCTCTTCCGGTCGCATGGATGATAACGGTCACGGTCAGACTGTAACGCACCGTCCCCGTCCGGAACTCAGTCGTGTGAACAGCGGGAACATAAGGACGGTAGTCGGTTGACGTCACCTTCCCCCACGCGATGCACCCGGTAGAGTGTTCATCCATTGGGAAGGTCAGTAGCATTTCTCTCCCCCCTCAGAATTTTCATATCCGCGATGTACGCCTCTCTCGCCTGTTGACGGCGCACATTATCTCCATCGCAGCCAATCGGCAGACACGCCGCCAAAATCCGGTCATAAACGCGCGTACAGTCAACTCCGACTCCCTCGGTGCGCTTCAGCTCGTTCATGGTGATGTTTGTCGTTATAATCATCGGCTTTTGGCTTGAATACCTTGCGTTGATGATCCTGTACAGCTTCTCGTTCATGACCGGCGTATTGCGCTCGACGCCGAGGTCATCGAAGATAACCAGGTCGTACTTTCGGAGATAATCAATATACTCGTTCTCGCTTAACCGGTTCGCCAGTATATCGCTGACGCACTGACTGATCGAAGTCATTTTAATGGTGTGCATTCGGTCAATCAAAGCGTTGGCTATACAGGCGGAGTAAAATGTTTTACCAGTTCCAACGGTTCCGGTAAAGATTAACCCGCGCCCTGTCTTGTAGAAATGGTCGAAGTTGTCCACATAGTTCCGCGAGGAAATCCCCAACTCACTGTCAGGGTAGGAATCTTTGTCAAAACGATTCTGAACAAAAGAAGGTTCACTGAAACAATCATCCCGCATCAGAGATCTCCGCTGATCGTTTTGATATTCTTGCTTTTCCGCTTCTGCTTCTCTTCGGCAACGGCACATTCGAGGTCTGACAACCTGTCTTCCGAGGAAATCCCACCACGCCTGTTTCGGTTCACCACAAACCCCGCAATGGTAGAACCCGTCTTCAGTGTCAAGGTAATCATCCGCAACCGGCTTGCTGGCCTCTTGCGCATTCTCATAAACGCTCATAAGCGCATCCGCAATTGTTTTGATACTGCTTCCTCCCCTTCTGGTTTAGAACGGAACTTTGGAGTTCAGATCTTCTTCCGTCACGGTGTACAAAACTCCATGATTCCCTACTTTGGTCTGAACCTTCTCCTCGTTCAGATACCGGTCGAACTTCGTTCCGAACAGCGTCTCGGGCCGGAGAAACTTCGCCATCTTCGCGTCGTCCTTCCACTGGAAGCACTTCACGTCGATAACGTGTTTGAAGTCCTCCACCGTGAACCCCTCTTTCAAGCGGGCGGACATATGCCCCTGATTGACCCGGCTCGTGGCAGAGAACCGTTTGCCCGTCTTCTCGTTGAGATATCCGATAATCTCCCGGTATTCCGCCGTGAACCGCTCTGGCTTCTCAGCCGCAGTCGGTTTCTCAGGTTTGGGAGCCGCATCGTCTTTCTCTCTCTCTTTTATCTCTCTCTCTTTCTCGTTCTCTGTCTCTTTTAGTATTATATTATTATATATATACTCCTGTTTATTATTTTTATCTTCTTCTTTGGTACTTTCTTCTTCTTTTTTGCAGAGGGAAATTTTACCGTTCGTTTCGGGAAATTCTACCGTTTGTACCGGTAAATTTTCCCGTTCGTTTCCGTAAATTTTCCCGGAATCGATTAACCATCCGTTGTTGCGGGAATCCTTTATCAGATAACCGCTTTCCGTCAGTCTGACAAGCCCCTTCCGGATGGTCTTCTCCGTCTCTTTCAAAATTGCGCTAAGATTCGCGGTCGTGATTTTGGAAAGTCGGAATTGATTCCGTAAAATTTCCCCTAACAATCCAATATCGGACAGAGTAAGCCGAGGATCATCCAGCACTTCCACTGGCAGAACCACCGTCTTCCTCTCCCGCATCAGCCTCCGCCTTTCATCCTTTTCTTCCGCGCCCGGAAACAATCTTCGCCTCCGGTGCATTCGGCTTTCGTACAGGTCAGACAAACCTCCGCGTTCTTGTAGGTCTGAACGGAGTGATGACCGCTCTTGACCTTGTGCGCGTCCTCGTCCGGAATCCCTTCACCCCGGAAAACCGAGGTGGCGGATTTTCCCATAGCGACGGCGGTCGTGATTGACAGTCGTGAAATCATCCCGCCGCCTCCCCGTACCGCTCGACCGCGCCCGGTCCGAAGGGAACAAAAAACTGCGCCGCTGTGAGCACCATCCCGTGCCGCCCGGCGTAGTCCGTCAGCTTTTCGATTTCCCCGAACCGGAACGTCCAGGGCTTCGCTTTCCGCTGATACAGGGAACTTTTCGAGATCCCCATGATCCGCGCCAGCTCCGTGTTGTCAAGGTCCAGAACCCCGGCCACATAGCCGATGTTGTTGACCATGACCCGCGCAGCCGCGTGAGTATCGGCTTTCTTCATGTCTTCCTCCTGACGGTTCCTCAGCCGTCTTTTTCCTTCCGCAGAATCTCGATGATTTTTCCGGCTTCTTTCACCAGCTCCCGCTCGTACGGCGTCTGGCATCGACGGAGAGCAACCAAGAACGAGCTGTAACCGTAGTTTTTCTCATGGGTGGCATTGTAATACTCCCAGATACTTTTAATCGTTAAACCGGCTTCTCGCGCACGTCCGGAGATGTCGTTCGGTTTCGGCTTCACGGCGGGCAGTTCGTCAAGAACCTCTTTGGCCAGATTGTAGATCGTTTCCTGATAGGCGGTCCGGTTGATTCCGTCCTTCACGGCGGTTCGGAAGGTGTTGATATGCACCCGCATTCCCCGCTGATTGACGTATTCGCAGAGCGCGTAACCGGAATATCCTTTTCGATTCGCGGCTTCAACCAACGAACTTAACATTTGTTGTCTTACTCCTCTATGTTAAGCGGACACCCGCAGAGCTTCACGCCCGCGAAGAAGGGACCGTTGCTGTGCGAGCCTATAAACAGTCTCACCGGCCCCTTCCCCGTAGTTCGTGGCAACCCTTGCAGAGACGTCCGCCCCTGTTTGATTAAATCTCATCCATCCTGTCCTTTCCCTATCCTCGCGCCGCTTTTTTCAAGTTTACGGCAAGACATATAGCCCAACCGCCTGTCGTTCCAGCTCTGCCAGAAACGACGCGCCCTTCGGGAAAGTCGGAAGATTTGGTTTTCAATGAGCGGCTTTGTCAACCTTCCACAGATTTCCGGTCCGAAAACCGTCATTCTGTCCGTTGACAACCGCTCGGGGTTTAGTGTACAATGTCTTTGCATATATCGACGTTCCACACACAGACCCCGAAGCGGCCCCTCCGTCCGGTTCTGCTTGATTCGGCAATTCCGAAGATCCACGAAGAGACGAGCGTTCGCACCGCCCGCCCCTCCGGGGAGGAGGAAGATGCACCTCGCGCCACCCGCCCGATAGGATGTCTTTCGCCGCTTATCACGACGATTGAAGTACCAATCTCGGGGGGCTTTGTTTGGTACGCCACTATTATAACTCCAAATCTGGACCTTGTCAAGAGCCGATGGGTCCAAAATTGGAGTTTCTACTATTCCCACAAGATCAAAACATTCAGAGGGGGAACATTATGGTTAATATTAACAGAATACGAAATGCCGCCGCCCTGAAAGGTGTTAAGTTGGGAAAAATCTGTGAGCTGTTGGGAGAAAAATCCAACTATCTCGGAAAAGTGGAACGCGGATTACGGAAGATGGACGACAATCAGATACGCGCGGTGGCTGATTTTCTCGACACTTCATACGAATACCTGACCAACCAAACCGATTACGTTTACCGAAAAACCTTCCAGAACGGCGGAACCATTTCAATTAAAGCCACCGTTAATAATGCAAAACCTAATTTCGACTACGACCGCTTCAACGAACGCCGCATCGCCCGCCATCTGACCCCCGACTATGTGGAAGCTCAGTTAAATCTTCCGGAGGACTATTGGGAGGACGTCCGGGACGGTTACGAAAACCCGGACACCCAGCTCATCAATAAACTCGCCGTCCTCCTCGAAACAACCTACGATTACCTCATGGGCCTCACCGACAACCCCGAAATACCGCTCGACGACCGCACCGGGGTAAAGATCAAGCTCTTCGGCGAGGTCGCAGCCGGTATCCCCATCAAGCAGATCGACAACTTCGACCCGGACGATGAAAGCTCATGGGAGGAGATCAACCGCTCCACCGCCAAAAACGGGACCTACTTCGCTCTCCGGATCAAGGGCGACAGCATGGCGACCCGCATCCAGAACGGCGACCGCGTAATTGTCCGGTATCAGGAGACCGTCGAATCCGGTCAGACCGCCGTCGTCGCCATCAACGGGGATACCGCCACCTGCAAGAAGGTCATCTGGGACGAGCAGGGCGGTATGATCCTCATGTCCAACAATCCCGCCTATCCCCCGCGCTACTTCACCGCCGAACAGATCCAGAAGCTCCCCGTCCGCATCCTCGGAAGAGTGGTCGAAATCCGGGGAGAACCGTAAAGGAGAATCACTATGGCCCGACAGTGTTCAATTTGCGGCAAACAAGCCGTGGTCGCCGCCAAAATCAACGACGGGACGGAAATCGTCAACGCCTATCTTTGCGAACCCTGTTTACGCGCCGCCGCAAAACTGGCCGAAGTCCGGATCGTCGCTTCAGCCCATGAATTGTATCCGGTCAATCTGATTCTCGGAGCCGTTCCGACAGCAGAACCTGAAGAACCGGACCCGCTTGACGACTATGATTTCAAGGAATCGGAAGAGGAAGAAACCGAGGAGGAGGATATTCCGAAACCATTTTTGGAATCTGTCTCCGAGGAGAACCCATCGCCGAAATGGAAGACGGTTATGATAACCGCAGCAAAGACTATCTGTATCTGTCTGGCGACATTTCTTACGTTCTACATAATCGACGTAATCACCGACGCAATTACAAATTCCGGAAAAAACACAAACATCGAAATCCCTCGAACACAGTCTGTTTCCAGTTCAAACAATTCGACCGTTCACAGCACCCCCTCGTATTCTTATTCCACCCCCGCGTCATCGTCAAACTCGCCGTACATCCCCCAAAGCCTCTCGGACAGCCTAATGAGCAAAATGTGGGACGCCGCGAAGGAAGAGGTGAAAAAGAATCTGAAATCTCCAAGCACAGCTAAGTTTGAGAAATATTACTCTGACGACGTTCAGTTCATCAAAGCCAAAGCCGACGATGTGGAAACGGGTGGTTTCAATGTCAGCATCCTCGCCTATGTGGATTCTCAAAACGGTTTCGGAGCGGAAATCCGCACCACCTTCATCGTCTTTTTCATGGTCGATAAAGCCGGAGATTTTAAGATCGTCGATTCAATGTATTATTAAAAACAAAAAGCGCGTCCGTCCCCCGCCAAGAGAACTGAACGCGCCTATATGTCCCGCCGTCACCGGAGGACGAATTGATTTTATCATGAAATCCTCCGCCTGTCAAGCAACCCCCTAACTCAGAAAGGAGGATTTTATGGCTACCGCCAAGAAAACCGCATCCGGATCATGGGAGATCACCGTTTTCATCGGCGTCGATCCCACTACCGGGAAAAAGACCTACAAGCACCTGACAGCCCCAACCAAAGCCAAGCTCCACGAGAAGGTCAAGGCACTGGAGGGCGAAAACCCGAAAACTATCTCCGCCATGTCCCTTACCGTCCGGGAGGCAGTAGAGCAGTACATCGCCCGCCGGGAAAAGGATCTCTCGCCCTCAACCCTTCAGGATTACAAAAAACACGCCCGGTCCGCTTTCCCCGAGCTGATGAACCTCACCATCGGCGAACTCACCGATGAGATCTGCCAGCAGTCCATCGACGCCTACGCCGAATCCGTCAAGCCCAAAACCGTCGCCAACCGCTGGAACCTCCTCTACGCCGCCGTCAAGGAGGCAAAGCGCAACGTCAAGATCTACGTCCGCCTCCCCTCCGTCAAGCGCAAGCGTCTGGATATGCCCGAACAGGACTCCCTTTTCCGCCTCTTCAAGGAGATAGAAAATACCCCCCTCGAAATTCCCGTCCTCCTCGCCGCCACTTGCGGACTCAGAAGATCCGAAATCTGCGCCCTCAACCTCGCCGAGGACATCGACTACCACAAGGGCCTCATCCACATCGACAAAGCCCTCGTCATTGGTCCGGACAACGCCTACGTCCTGAAGGACACCAAAACCACCGCCGGAGAACGTACCGTACCCTGCCCCGTCTGGGTCCTTGACAAACTCGCCGAAGCCCGCGACAACCCCAACTACCAGCCCTATAAACCAAACACCATTACAACCAGCTTCACCCCCATTGCCAAGCAGTGCGGAGTCAACTGCACCTTCCACGGCCTCCGCCACTACTACGCTTCCGTCATGTCCGCCCTCAACATCCCGGAGCAGTACCAGATGGAGCGCATGGGTCACGCCACAAACCACATGCTCAAGAGATACCAAGAGTACCTCGCTTCCAAAGAATCCGAAGTCAACCAAGACCTCATGACCGCACTCGACAACCTTAACCCCTCTGCCAATAATAACCAATAAACCCCCACCACAGACAATCCCCAATACAACCCCGAGACAACGAAAAAGACAACGAATTTCATCCCGAACGCTCAAACAAACGAGTAAAAACGAGAAAAACAAAGAAAACAACAGATTCAGAGCTATAAACCGCAGAGGTTCGATTCCCCCCATCCGCTTACCCGGTAATTGCCCTTTGGATACTTTTCACGAAGTTCCGAGGGGCTTTTTTGTCGCTTTTCCACAGCCGAATATTAGTCCCACCGAATATTTCTCCAATCCGTCCAATATTTGAAACATTACAGACAAACAAATCCAGTATTCTGGACTCGCTACACAAACATCGAGACAACGAAAAGACAACGCCGAGACAACGAATCCGTTGTCTAATTTACGCGTTAAACTATATTATCCCCGGTCCCCTAATGCCGGTCAGGTGCGGCCTAAACGATCCTACGCTGAACTGTACCCGCTTCACACCTCAACAATACCCACCAACGCAACAACGCGGAGCTGCCATCTTCGGTAGTCTCCGCTCTTTTTTGTTTCCGCACCATCTGTCAGATTCCGCCGGGTCTCTCCCCCGTCAGTTCCGGTTCGCACATCCACTCGAAGACGATCGCTCCACGCGAGACACCCATTACACGCGAGACATTCACTCCACGCAAACGCTACCGGACTATGCACTCCCGCCTACGCCATCCCTTCCCCATACGCAGCCATACCACTCCCCCTACAGCTCACGACCCATGCCTCCCCTACCCTTCGCTACCCTCCACATCTCAACGCTAAGTCAGCGCGAAGAGAAATAGAGGGGGAGAGGAAGTGCTAAGAGGCTGGGAGCCGGGAAATGGGGCGGAGTGAGTTAAAAAATACCCCCGTCAACCTTAAAACGCGCGATTATATCCCATTATTGCGCGCTCCTGGCGTTCTCCGGGCTGTCGGACGTGCGCAAAATCGCAGAAAAAGCGGGGAATTTGGGCGGGGGAGAAGATCACGTAAATTATAGATTAACGTATGGGAGAGAATAAATTCTCTCCATTATAGTTAATCTATAATTTACGGAAATTTCCCCCCGTAGAAAGTCCCTCCCCCTTCTGTCTTTTTTTCTGTGCAATTTGTCCGGACTTCCTCCGTGGAACGGGCGGGAACGGATGAAAACGGGGGGAATTATCGGGAATTCGTGGGGACGGGCGGGGGATTTGCTTTAATTCCATTCCGCTCTGATTCCGGGCGCGGCTGTCCTTCGGCTTTTCCGCTCTCCGTCGGTTTTCTGCGCGGGGGGCTGGCGCGGGCGGTGCCGGTGGTGCCGGTAGTGACGGCGCGGGGCTGTGCGTATGGTCGGGGGCTGTCGCGGCTGGTGCATTTTGCGGGCGCGGCTGACGGTCGGGGATGGTGGGCGCGGTCGGTGTGCGTCCTGCTGTCGGCGGTCGGCGGCTGTGGGGCGTCCTGCTGATTCTGCGCGGATCGGGAGCGGGTCGCGGGTGCCGATGGGATCGGCTGGCCGGAGAGGATTAGCGCGGACGGGGACGGGATCGGAATGCGGATGCGGCGGAGCTTGTACAGGGGGGCGGGGGCCGGTCCCGTGGGCGTTAATCCTCCGGCTCCGTGGGCGCGGCTGTCTCCCGCTCTGCGTTCTCGGGGATTTGTCCGGACGGCTCCGTGAGATCGGGCGGGAGAATCTGAGCGATTAGCTGATTGAGTAGGGCGTTGACGGATTGCAAGCCACGGCGGGCGGCTTCCGCTTTAAGCTGGGCGCGGGTGCCTTTTGGGATGTATAGCGTTAACCTGTCATATGCGTTTTTGTTATACTCCATGCTATAGCGATTGATTTCTTTTTGTTCCATGTTTCAATCTCCGTTTTTGCGTATTATACACGATAATAAAACCGCTGTCAATAATGATTTTGATTTTTCAGCATATAGCACTAAAGGCGGCTATAAACGGCCTGAATTGTTGTGCGATATTTAACGCTAAAGTTTTGAAAAAGGGATTGACATTTAACGCTAATGGTGGTATAATTATGCCAACAGATAAAAAGAACGCGCGCGGGACGCGCGGACGGAAAGAGGTTGAAAACCTGGATGCGGTCCGGTAAACCGCTGAAATAGTCCGAAAAGGGACATAGTTCATTGAAAATTCAAACGCGCTGCGCGGATAAAGTGTGATTCTCCGCTCCCGTCCGTTGACTTGTCCGGACCGACGAAAGAGAAGTAAAACAGGCGGCGCGAATATATAAAACCTTCCCTTTTGGGGGCGTCGAACGGTTCCGACGTAAAATAAACCATTTTCCCATTTTTCCCGATTCGGGAACGTCGAACGGTTCCGACGATAAACAAACCAATAAACACAAAAAGAGGTTTAACATGGAAACTAAACGCTATTATACCGTCTACCTTGACGGCCTTGCAAACGCTGAAAAAGCGTCCGCTTTCATCGGCTCCCGTTGCTATCGCGGAATCTATTCCGGGACAAAAAAAGTCGGCCAAATGGAAAGAGTTCTTTCCGATCTCGTTTCCGTTGCTTATGTCGCTCCCTGCGACGTTTCCGCTGTCCTTGACGCTCTGGCGCGGATCGGTTTTTCCGGTGAGCTTGTCGGCGTCGAAATGGAAGAGGAAAACGGCTGTTTTGCCGATGCTGTCCCCGGTTCATTCTTCGCGGTTCGCGTTTAACCTCTCCCCCCCCTTTTTTCGGGGGATTTGACCGGATGACGGAATTTCATCCGGCGAAATTTCCCGAAAAAAATCAAATCATTCCAAAATCTGGAGGTTTATCCATGAAAAACCGTTTTCTTTCATTTCTCATCGCCGTTTCTTTTCTGATCCTCTCCGCTTCCGTCGGATTCTGGATCGGTTACTATTATGTAATTTATAACGCCGACGTTCACGACAATGCGCTTGTGATTAACGATCAAGTTCACATCTACGAATAAAGGAGGTTTTACCATGTATCAAAAAATCAAGTCGGAACTGCTGCGCCGTCATTGCAAGACGTCCCACTTTACGCGGGCTTTCCTGAACGCGTTTGAAAGCTCTTCACGCCGTTTTCATTTCCTGCGGGAATCCGGAATCGATGACAGCTATTTTTCCGGACATGTTCGCTTGTTTCATTCTATGGATCCGGTATATAATTCCGAATTCTATCGGCTGAACGGCTCCGCTTATTGTGAATTCCTCGAAATCTATCACTCAATTAAGAAAGAAGGTATCACGGCATGAAAAAGAAAGTTATCACGCTCAAGCTCTGGAACGGCCATATTTCCTACTGGTGGGACGTTTCTAAACCGTGGGCCGGTTTCGATCTGGCCGCCTCCCGGGAGGATGCAATCAGACGGGCGGAAAATCGTTTCGGTCCCTGCATCATTCTCGATCATCTTCCGGCTTAATGCCGGACGCAAGGGCCGGACGCGTCCCGGCCTTTCCGTCTGCTATTAAACCATAAAATCATATCATAAAGGAGATTTTACCATGAACGCCACTTTTACCATCAATCCCGAATTTTCCGGAATCGAAATCACTTTCCCCGGAAAACCGTCCGAAGAAATCCGCGAAAATCTGAAATCTGCCGGTTTCCGCTGGCATAACGTCAAGCGGATATGGTACGCAAAAGAGAATCCGGCCCGTCTTGCTCTCGCGCATGCTCTCACAAATAGCGCGGAGAGCGCGGAGAAATCCGAAACCGTCAAGGCGTCCCCTGCTCTCGTTCTCCCGTCCCTGTGGGATCGGACGCGGACGGATAAAATTCCGGCATACGGCACGGAAAACGCCGTGAAAAGCGAAATCCGCACGGAATGCAAGGAAAAGGGCTGGCGATATGAACGCGCTGCCGCCGACTATTTCCGCAAGGTCCTGAAAGCTCGTTTTCCCGAAATGAAATTTTCCGTCACTTCCGGCGGGGCCGGATATCTGGATCATGTAAACGTGAAAATTCAGGCCGGGCCGTATTCGATGGAAACCGTCAAGGGTGATCCGGACGCTTGGGACTGGAGAGACAGACAGGACAAAAAAGAACCTTCTCCCGAATTGGCCGCCGTCCTGAATTATGCTGACAAACTGTATAAAGCGGCGGACGCCGACGACGGGGACTATTATGCGGACTATGGCGCACGGCATGAGCTTTACGGCGGCGTGGAACTGTCCTATGAATACAAGGAAACGGAACAGGATGAAAACACCGTCGCCGAAATCATGAACTTCCGCCGCATGCTTGCCGATGAAGAACGGGCAAAAGAGGATCGGCTTGAACAGGAAAGCGCGGCCGCCGTCCGGCAGATAAACGCGGAACAGGATGAACGGGAAATCTTTTCCCGCGCGCATGCCGAATACTGTCACGAAATCGAATCCGCCGTTGTTGTGGAAGATTTGAACGAATCGGAACAAATCGCTTTCACAAACCTGCGCGGCGGATACGGAAAAGAGGATTCCGCCGAATCGCTCCGGGATCGGATCGAAGATCCTGAGAACATCAAAAAGCATGATGCGATTGTGTCCCGGAAAGTCACGTTTACGGATTCCGAAATGCTCCGGTATTTTGAACGGAATTTCCTTGAAGACTGGTCGTTCCTCGCCGGGAAGGGAGGGACGCGCATGAATGACGCGCGGCTGAAATCGTCCGAAGACTTCCACCTGCTGACCGCCGAACAGAGGGAAAGCGTATCAATTTATATGGCGGACTGTGTCGGAATCTATGACGGCGAAACGCTGAAATATATCGTCGATCCTGAAGGTTATACCTATGCCCGTTATGTTTACGTCGAATCAGACGAAACGGAACGGATCCCCGCGCCGGTATATGAAGGAAAAATTGAAGCGGAAAGCCTCGAAAAACCGGAAATCTATATCCCCGCGCCGCTGAAAGAACAGATTGAAGCGGCGAACCTGAACGAAGGAGACGAAATCACAATTCTCCGCGTTGATCCCTGGACAATGGGAGCCGCACAGACTTCCGGGAAACTGCTGAAACTGACCGCGCAGCGGTATGCGCAGTATGAAGACGCGGCAGAATTGGATTTCATTCCAAAGGGAAAACGGAACGGCCGCCGCTTGCATTTCACGCCGAACGGCGAAACCCTGATCTATAAAGGGATCCTCCCCGAAATCCCGGACACGCTGAAATATCGCCGAATCAATGAAAACATGAGTGAAGCCCTGTTCGCCGGAATGAATTCAAAAGAATTCCTGAAAACCGTGATCGAATGGCACAGGGCGCACGGATATGAACCCCTGATTGATACCTTCCAGAGGTAAACAAACCGAACGAACTGAAATCCGGCTGACCTATCGGCCAAACGGGGAGAAAGGAAAGAACATGATCGAATATCCTTTCACGGTCCGAAATGAAACGCCGTACACTCTCACAAAATACACGGGCCGGTCCTATTGGTACAGGAATACGCCGGATTATACCGAAGATTTCCCGACGTTAGGATTAGCAAGCGAAACGAAAAAACTGATTGAGAGAGAAAAGCCGACCGCATACATTGAAATCACAAAAGACGGAAAAATCGTCGCATAAGGGAGGAAAGAACAATGAAAAAAATCTTTGCACGTCTCACGCCGTGGGATGAATATACTGACATTTCTGTTTACTTCGATTTTATGACCGAATGTGATGAAATCGGTCTGAACGTCGTCGGCTTTGACCATTGCGCCTCTTTTCTCACGGAGGACTGGAAGAAGCTGAAAGAAAACCTTGACACCGTTGCATATTATCTCCGAAACCTTGATCCGAAGAATACGGACGGGACGTTATATCGGACGGTTTCGGAAGTCCTTGATGATTATCTCCCCGGATGGGAGAACGAAAAGAAACGCTCTTCCCGCCTGATTCACGCATGGAAGGAAGCGATTTTCGACGCCGATTCAAACGGATTTGACGGAGAACCGGCCCGCGTTCTGCTGGAACTGTTTACCGGAAAGAGATATTCCCGGTATGCGATTCGCGGAAGTTGTCAAGGCGATTATGCCGAAATCTTCTTCCCCTCGTCCGAAGACGTCCGGAATGAACAGGAATACTGCCGGTTTGTCGAAGCGTTATACTTCGGGACGGGCCGGGAAGTATATGTGCATGATGGAGAGGATGAGCCGACCGATCCGGATGAAATCGAAGGATCATGGGATTATATTCCGATCCCATATGCAACAGAGGACGAATGCAAGGAATATCTCGCCCGGTACTTCGGAGACAAGGAAACAACAGCCGCCGATGTGACTTTATGGATTCCGACAGAGAAACACACAACAGTCCGTTATGATTATGAAATAGCCTGATTTTCCCCCTTTATGGGGGAATCAAACGGGATGAACGCTTGAAGCTCTTCCCGCTTGACTTCCTCATAAAAATCAAATCAACCGAAAGGAATGGAAGCTATGACTTACGAAGAATTCTGCGAACGCCTCGAATGGTACTTCTCCCACCGCGACATCGAAGAGCTGAACTGCCTCGGCTATGCAGAAGCCGCCGACGCACACGAAGAACAGGACATAACGACCGAACGGCTGCGCGAACTTGGCCGGGATTTTGTGATTGACCTTCTCCGTGACGATTGCCGCACTGATATGCTTGAAAACTTCATGACCGACGTGCAAATCAACCTTGAAATCGAAATGACCGAATCGAACGCCGCCGCCCTTCTCGCCGACATCGAATCCGGCGCGTTCTGAATGAAAGGAGATTAAAATGAAACGATTCTATTTCACCGACAGAAGAGACGAACGGAGCCGGAAAGGAGATCGGATTCTCCGTATATACAAACTGAAAAACGGAACTTTTCAGCAGATTGCGCATACCGTTTACCGGCCTGGAATGACGAAAGGGGCCGAATCGGAAGTATTCGCCGCACTCATGAAATGCAATGAAATTCCGCGCAAATGGGAAAACTCTTCACTGTGCGCCTGGAGAGGTCCCGGCTATTTTGACGGAGAAGTTAGAAAATACTATTCTATTCAAGAAATCTATTGAAGGAACGAATGAAATGAAAGGAGCTTGAAATGAAACGTCCGCCTCGTGTCCGAACCATGAACGAAACGCAAGGGAAAATATACCATCTTGAACGCTATCCCAACTTCTCCGTTACCGGTTCCGTAACCGGCATGAGAAAACTTTACTATGGAAACGACGCTCTTCTTGTCCGTTGCGGCGCATGGATTTATAACGTCCCCGCAAGCATCTATTATTCCGCAAAATGAAAGGAGCCTGACCGAAATGAAAACGCCCGAAACCGAACGCGCCGCCGCCGTATTCGTGAACGCAATCCGCGCTCTGAACGAATCCCCCGCCGCCCTGGATAACCTCGAATCCTATCTGTCCTGGTGTTTCACCGAATGGCTTGAAAAATACGCAAACACACCGGAAGGAATCGCAAACGAACTGAAAAAATTCTCCGAAATCGAAAGGGACGAATGAAATGAAAATCTATATCGTTTTGTCCGGATATAAACCTGAATCCCCCACGATTATTCAAACCTTCAAAACAAAAAGAGCCGCCGAAAAAGCTGCGACAAAACGCCGCGCCTTCTGGCCTTGTGTAGCAGTCGCCGAAAAAGAAGAATCTGAAACCATAATTGATTCTATATTCTCGAATGAAAGGAACTGAACGAAATGAAATCCTACATCCTCAACCTCACCACCTACGGCATGAACGGCCTACCGACCGACTACGACTATACCACCGCCGCCGCCCTCTGGAACGAATGCGACGAACTGAACGAAAGCCTTCACTTCCACACTGTCACCCTGAACGAAACCGCCACCGGCTCCCTGATCCTCTCAGCGGAGCCGACCGGAACGGAATCAACCGGACGGGAACGTCTGGCCGCTTATATCGAACAGAACCACCTCTCCCGCCGCCTGGAGCACATCGCCGACGAATACGCCGCCTTTGAACTCCCCTCCCGTTTCCTCATGGGTGAACCGGAACTGAATGAACTGCTTGCCTGATTCCCCTTGAAAACTTCCGACCATCCGCTATAATAGAATCAAGAATACAGAAAGGATAAAATTAAATGAAAACCATCATCGCCTATCTCTCCGCCCTCATCGCCGCTCTCGGCCTCTATTCCATGACCGCGAAAATCGTTGACCTCGACCGCCCTGCCGACGTCGTTACCATCGAAACCGCTTCTGGCTATCAGTATCAGTTTTACGGCTGCGAAGACTACTGCGAAGGGGATTTCGTCTCCGCCATCGTCTGGAAGAACGGAACCGAACGAATCACCGACGACGTGATCCTTGCCGTTCACTATTCCGGCTGGTGCGATTATGCCGACAACATCGGCTGAACCGAACGAAACAAACCGGGGGAGCAATCCCCCGGATCGAACGAAAGGACTGAATGAAATGGAACGGAAAATCTACATGGTCGGTCAAAAGAATCCCTCCGTCTGTACATCGACGAGCTTTGTAAACGCTTTTTCCCTCTGCGCCTGTTACTATATGCCGAAAACTGTTGTCCCCGTCCGGGAATGCGAATCGAACGAAACGCGCTGGTTTTCAAACCGGATCGATCGGAACGGAAATCATCGCTGCTACTGCGAACACAACGGCCCGAACGGAAAAATCATCGCGTTCCACTGAACGAAACGAAAGGATCTGAACGAAATGGAATCTGCACCGAATTTCAAAGGACTTTCCCGCGAAGGCGTTGATATATACCTTGAATCCATATGGAACGAGCTGGAAGACGTTCCATTTGACGAAAACGAATCCGGCGAACTGATCCTTGCCGAAGACTGGTATCACTTCAAGGCCGGGACCGAACGGGATGAAATCTGGCACTGGTTTGACAAACTATATTCATATGGCGTTTATTCGTTACTGTACGGAAAGAAGGAACAAATCAAATGAAAATCACTTCTCGCATCGAATCGAACGGGCAAATCATCGAAGAATATGAACTGTCCGAAGAAGAAAAAGCGCGTCTTCTGGAATTTGAAATAATCCTCGGCAAAGAAGATTATACCCGCTTATTCTGGAACATCCTGGGCGTAATCAGATGGAACGGAATTGACGCAGTGTTTCCGCTGATTCAAAAATATCTGCAAACGAAAGGAACGAAATAAAATGTCTGCTGACTGGACTTACATCGTCCGCGACTTGGACGACTTCAAAAAGCGCGGCCTGTCCGCATGGTATGCCGTCATTACCGCACCGAACGGAACGGATCCCTATTCCGGCAAGACCGTCGAAGACTACCGATCCGAAGGGTACACGATCTTGACCGAAGAAGAGTTTCACACCATCCTCACCGCCGCAGAAGACGCCCTCTGCGGCGAATGGAAGGAAGAAACCGAAGAACAGTACGATTATGCCCTCGACGTCCTTCCCCCGCTCGGATGGTTCAGCGGCGGCTTCTACGTCTCCGAACCCTACACCTCGAATATCCATTCCTTCCATCAGAAGCGAAACGGAAAGTTTTATACAAGCCTTCAGCGCACGTCCACACCCCGCGCCGACATCCTCAAATCCCTCACCGCCTGGATCGAATCGAAATCCGCCGAATGAAACGAAAAGGAATGTATATCATGAAACGCTTTTACTACGCCTATCAGTGCAGATTCCCCGATGGGAAGGAATGTTCGGGAACAAACTATTATACGTCCGACCAAAACCTTCTCAAACAAATCAACCAGTTCGGCGGAGCTTATCACTCCGAACACGGCGGCTACAGTAGAGTTACCGTCATTCAGCTCTGCGAAACCAAACGGGAAGCCGATACAACCGCTTACATTTGGAATCAAACCTTCAAAGAAAACGGAACCCTCGCGTTTACATGAAAGGAGCGAATCAAATGAAACCAACCCGCGGGAAATCCACCGTCAAAATGACCGACGACGGTATCACCTACTGCGAAAAATGCAAAGCCGAACTGCTCTGCGATAAATACGGTCAAATGCCGAATTACTGCCCTGAATGCGGACGTGAACTGGACTGGACGGAATTTATCCGTATCACAACCGAATCAGACGAACCGGAGGATCAACCCAAATGAAACGCCCCGCCCTTGTCATAACCACCCCGACCGGCTTCCCGCTCTGCGGAAAATGCCGCTCCCCTCTCCCGCCGAATCTTCCCGCCTCCTGCCCCTCCTGCGGGCGGGAGCTGGACTATTCCGCATACATGATAAAATCAAAACTCGCTGAAATCAAAAGAAAGGACAAAACAAAATGACATTAACCCTCCACCACCTCCCGAACGGAACCTTTGCCGCCGAAGTCCCCTCCCCGGACGGCCCCCAGATCGTCTTCTCCTCCAACTACGCCTCCGATGCCAACCGCGAATCGCAGTACACCGTCCTCGCAGCCCTTCTGAAACTCGCGTTCGGCCTCGTGATCCCCCCGCTGAACGAAACGAACTTGACGGAACCCGGAACCGACGAAGAAGTCACCGCTAAGATCGCATAGCACCCCGCAGGACGCGCAGGAGTGGGGTAAATTCGGGCGAATTGAACCCGGACGAATCAGAATGCCTTCCGGATCGAATCAAACGAAATCCCCCGCTCTCGCGCCTCACAGAACGTCGGGTCGGTTTGTAAACTTTGTGTAAACAACACATCGAAAACGCGTAATAACGTCCGAAATGTGGTATAATAATCACGAAACCAAACGAAGCTATTGCCTACAGGCAGAAAGGAAACGAAATGAAAAACCCCGAATCGAAAGTTCTCCGCCTTATCGCCAGAACAATCGATAGTTCTCAAAACGCCGCCTACGCCGTCGAATCCATGATTCAGAACGAATGCGCCGACCTTCAAGACATCGTGGATTCCGCAAAGTATTCCGACTTCTACCGTGAAGACGACATGATAAACGTAATTCATGAATATCTCGATCTTTGCCGGGACAACATGGATGACGACGAAATCGAATCCACCGCCGCTTTTATAAACAAGTATAATGCCTGACCTGGCAGAAAGGAAGAAATCATGGATCCCCGCGAAATCATCAAAAAATACGGTATCACCCTCCACGACGAATCCCACATCAGCGTCACCCGCTCACGGGTCAAAACGAAACGAGACGAACAGCTCATCGTCTCCAACAAGCCCGCCATCCTCGAAATCCTCCTCGCCGAAAAACGCGAAACGGAACGAAAAGCCTGGGAACGCCAGGACAAAATTGACGCTATCGAAGGGCTGACCGAACTGAAATCGGCAATCCGCGAACTGAAAGATTACTATGACCGCTATAACGAGGCGGTCGAAAACGGATACGGCATCCTACCCGTGAGACCGGACATCGACCTCGACGCGCTCCGCGCCGCTCACCCCCGCGCAGCCGCTTACCTCCGCGCCGAAAGCTATTCACTCTCCGAAAACGACGAAAAAGCAAGCGCAGGAGCCAAAGCCCTTGAACGGATCATCAACGGCGAACCGCATGAAACCGTTATCGCCGAGATGGAAAACGAGTGGAAAAACGCCGCTATGTCCCATCTGTGGGACTGAAAGGAATGAATCAAATGAAATCATACCTCCAACTCGCCAAAATCGCCTCTGCATACTATGACATCTGGACCTCCGACGGCCCTACCGCCTTTCATACGGATCCCGCAGAAGTTTCCGCATGGCTCAAAAACAAAGACCTCCGCACCGATGCAGACACCGAACTCGCCGATCTGACGGACGATGAGATCGAGAAAATTGCATCCATGATCGCCGAAATGGTCCGGGACGCGATGAGCGCACCGGAGAATGAATAACGCCCGATCGGGCAGAAAGGACAAATCAAATGAAATACTACACCATCCGTGAAGAATACCTTCCCATTTGGACATACGACACCACCGTCACCACCGAGACTATCGTCAACGGCAAAGAACTCTCCCGCCTCTCCCGTAAATGGGACAGGGATGGAGACGAACTTGAATTGCAGCTCAATGAGATCTCCCCCGCTGCCATGACCGATAGCCAGCTTGCCGAAGCCATCCGCACCTGTGACGAATGGGATCTCGAGACGCTCTGTGAACTGTGCGAACGCGCCGGACTCTCCCTTGAATGGAGCAAAGCGGACGGAGATTCCTTTGAATCCGTCGTAAACCGCGCTGCCGAAATCCTCGAAATCGAAATCTGAACTGAAAGGAGTCCCATCATGTACAAAAACCTTTTCGACCTCGTTACCGACCGCCTCAATGCAAACGAACACAACGACCGGGAATATAACGAGTGGTTTGCCATGCGATCCCTGCTGACGGTGGTTGACGCATTACCTCTCGCCGCATCAGCACGGCGGGATGTAAAAGAATCTATCGTTCTGGAACAGGCGCGGGAAATGCTCGACCGGTCTTTCGCCGAGACCGCTGCACTTCCTTCCATGCACGGCTTTGGCCAATATGTAACTGTCCGAATGGAGCGCCGTCCCCTGTCCCGGATCGCAGACAGATTGATCGACGATGACTTTGATGATCTGTATTCCGTTATGAACCGTTTTCTTCAGGCTGTGATCGGCGTCATGCTCTATGCGGACGAATCCGAACTGGATGAACTCCGCGACAAATTTAATTACGCCGCTTCCATTTGCCGGGATCTGGAACAGATGCGTTCCGCTTTTCTCCGCCTCGATGAAATAAACGAAATCACTTTCATCGCCTCTCCCGCCGAACTGTATGTCCTGCAAAATGAGATTCAGACGAAACTCTCCCGTTTCGGGATCACCGTCACCCCCGGCAAAACTACACAGGAAATCGTATTTTGACCATCCAAATGAAAGGAATCAACCGTGAAAATCTCCACCGAATTCAATCACAAAACAATCCGCCCCGACGAAAACAGCGTCTTTACCGTCCGGGATTTGATTAAAATCCTGTCCCACTGCCCGCCGAACGCTGAAATTCTCGTCGGATCGGGCCTCAATAACTGCGAAGAGTATGTCGAACGGGTCATTGTATCTGTTTCCAATATTCTATTTGCCACCGAACCAAACGAACCGGAAAACTAACCGAAAGGAGATCCACCATGTCCCACCAGATCCCGGAATCCCTCACCCCCGCCGAATATAACGAACTGTACCCCCGATACCTCGCCTCCGAACGCGCCCAGAAGAAGTCCGAACATACCGTCCGCGCCTATGACCTCGGATTACGCAAATTCCGGGATTACCTGAACGAAACGAACCCCGATGAAATCACCCCCTTAACCGTTCAGGAGTGGAGCGATTCTCTCATGTCAACCGTCTCGCAGAATTCCGCCAATCAGTATTACGGCGCGGTCGAACGCTTCTTCACGTGGGCGAAGAAAATGAAGCTCGTCTCCGAATCCCCCATCCCCGAATCCAGCCGCCCCGCTTTCACCTTCACCAAAAAGGAAATCCCCTCGGAAGACGAAATCAAACGGCTGCTCGACCCCGCCAATATCCCGGTTTCCATCAAGGGCAAACTCCCGAAGCGCAACTACGCCATCGTTGCCACCATCATCTTAACCGGCCTCAGATCGGACGAACTGCGCGAACTCCGCCCTTCAGATCTCCATTGGGACGAAAAAACCATCACCGTCCGGAACGGCAAGGGATCGAAGGAACGAAACGTCCCCTTCATGCCCGCCGCGCAAATCGTCCTCCGGAATTACCTGAACTCCGGCATTCGCCCCGCATGGGCAACCGATGAAGACTTCCTCTTCGGAACCCATCAGCACGATGGCAAAATAGAATCGGAAGAAGAAACTGATGAACCCGAAGGGAACGAACCGAACCGCGCCGAACTCTGGCATAAGTTCCACGCCTCCACCTTAGACCGCCTCGTCAAACGATATGGAAAGCGTGTCATCGGACGCGACATCTATCCCCACCTTCTCCGCCATTGCGCGACGTCCCTCTGGGCCGACGGCGGAGCCGACATCCGCGATGTTCAGCTTGCCCTCGGCCATTCCAGCCTCCGCACCACAGAGAAAGTCTATACCCACATTCTCAATAAAGCGAAGGCCGCGAAGAATATCGCCGAGAAGTTCTCCGCGTTTACCCTCTGACCTGAACGAAACGAAAGGAATACCCCAAACCGCCGACCAATCTCCGGCGGTTTTTACATTGTCCGAACGATATTTACGGAAGTTTCATCACTACCGGTTAATCGAAAATCCCGGTTTCGGTATAATGATACCATCAATCCAAACGAAAGGAAGCGTCAATTATGGCGAAATCAAACGAGGAATCCGTCTGCTGTGTGCTGACGCTTCCTCTGCTCACCGAACCCTGGCAGGACAGAATCATCGAAACCCGGTTCGATATTGTGGAAAAGTTCAAGAATACCCTCATCGGGTTTGAACTCCGCAAACTGAAACAGCTTGAACGGACGAGGGCGTGGAAACGCCTCGCAAAATCCATCCGCGAATGCTCTGACGAAAAGCAGAAGAAAGTTCTGTTCAAGGAGCGGAACGCGATGCTGAAAGAAGCCGGGTTCAAAGACTTTCGGTTCTCCAAAGACACCACCGATTTGGCTGTTCACAAGCATTTTGCCCCTCATATCAGCGCAAACGTCGCGCAAAGATCCGGGCAGGATGTATGGCGTTCCTTTGAAAAGTATCTGTTTTCAAACGGGAAAGCGGTTCATTTCCACAAGCGTGGTTCGCTGGACAGCATCGCTTGCAAGTACCCGCGCGGAGACGGCATGACCATTGACGGAGACGTTTTCACATGGAAAGGCGGACGCTGTGACGATTGTGTGATTATGAAAATCCGCATCCGCCGTCCCAAGAACGCCTACGAACGGGAAATGATGCAGAAGGAAGTCCGCAATATGCGCGTCGTCCGGAAGTGGATCAAAACGAGATACAAGTATTATCTCCAGATTACCTACCAGGGCGAACCCGCTTCCAAATACCGCCCCGTCGGAAAAGGCCGCGTCGGAATCGACATTGGTACGCAGACGATAGCGTGGTCTTCTCCGACCGAAGTCCGGCTTGCGGAGTTGGCGGCGGGAGTGAAACGGAATCACGCGGAGAAGGTTGCGCTTCAGCGGAAGATGGACCGAAGCCGCAGAGCGACGAACCCGGACAACTTCAATCCGGACGGAACCATCAGACGCGGCATCAAGTTGCGGTGGGCGAAATCCAAGCATTACCTCCGTATGGAAGGCCGCGTCCGCGAATTGGAACGAAAGAACGCCGATATTCGGAAGCAGGAGCATTGCCGGATGGCGAATCACATCCTGTCGCTCGGCAGGGAAATCTACATAGAGCCGATGGAATGGAGCGGACTGGCGCGCCGGGCGAAAGAAACCAAGAAAGACAAAAACGGGAATTTCGCCCGGAAGAAACGATTCGGAAAGTCTATTGCCAACCGCGCCCCCGGAATGTTCATGCTTCTGCTTGAACAAAAAGGTCAACGGGTCGGCGGAGAATACCATGAAGTTGCCAAGTGGACCTTTAGGGCAAGTCAGTACGATCACACCGCAGACGAATACAGAAAGAAGACTCTGGAACAGCGCTGGAATCACCTGAAAAACGGGGACAAGATACAAAGAGATTTGTATTCAGCATTTCTTCTGATGAATTCTTCTCCGTCGTTAGAAGAACCCGATAAAAAACTCTGCAAGAAAACCTACCCTCAATTCGCATCCTTACACGATGCCGAAATGGATCGGCTCAATTCAGAAAGCAAACCACACCTGAGCAGTATGGGGATTCGTTAATCCCGCGAAACCCAAGCCCACAGAATAAGTCGGGAGATTCGCACTCCCAAAATGAGTTGAAAAGGGTCCCGGTCATGGTCCCTCCGTCGATAAAGACGAATCGGTTTATCCGGTTTGCAAGACGGGAAATGCTTTGCGGAAAGGGGTTCAGCGCCGTTTCGCCCATACAGAGCAATCTGTCAACCGAAGCGGAAAAGACCTCAATACGCGGAAAGCCTTGCACATTATAACCAAAGATGCACCTTGAAAAATGGATATTTCGCCGATGCATCCCGTGTGCATGTGCGAGTTGACGGCATTTTGTTGACCTCACCAGAATGGTCTTCCCAAACGATGCATCCCGCGTGCATGTGCGAGTTGACGGGGGCGTCAACCGGAATGAAAAGCCTTTTTGTACACGGATAGCGACGCAACCCGCGCAGACGTGCGAAGAGACGGACCATCAGGATTGAGCGCACCGCGTTTCTGATTGACGCAACTCGCGCGGACGTGCGAGGAGACGGAAAACCGCCATATACGGAAAATAATATAAGGGACGGATCGCAATGACCCGCCCCTCTTTTTTTGTTTTACTCGAATGAAACGACCTCTTCCTCCGTCTTCTCCGCCTCGAACACCGGCACATCCACCCGCTGACCGAGGAACCAAACCGTCACCAGCTCCTCGCCCTTCTTGGTCTGACCCGTCACCTCAAACGGAACGGAATACGCCCGGATCTTCTCGTCATCCGGAAGAATGTACTGCCTCCCGAACTCCTCCTTCATGTTCTTCCACATCGCGTAGGGAATCATGTAATACTTCTCGAAACCAAACGAAACCGCCACATAGCAGTCCGCCCCGCAAGCCATGTGCTTGTCCAGTATGTCCCGCTGATTCTTCGTCAGGGCGTTCAGAAGAATCTTTCCCTTGTCCGTGTGCTTCGCATCGAAGATCATGCACTTCCCGTCCGGTGAAACGGATCCCATGAAGTCCGGGTCCGCCTTGGCAGCGTTGGCGCAGATCATAAGGGATGTCCGACCGCCGGTTCTCCCCACGACTCTCCGCGCCTCCGGGACCTTTGTGATCCGCGCCAGTCCAGCGTCTTCATAGAACTTACACGCCCGCTCGATCATATCTTCAAAGACGCGCCCGTTCCTCCGGGATGACTTGTTCGCCTCCGCCCTCTTTTGTCTCTTTTCGATCTCCGCCTTCGCCTCCTCCATTTCCCGGCTCAATTGGTCCAGCGTCTCTTCCACGCTCATCGACCCGGACGAAACGGGCTCAACTTCTTCGATACCCTCTTCCTCTGCCTTTTTGCGTTTCGGCCTGCCCCTCGGCATATTGCTATCCTCTCTTTCTCAATGCCCCGAAATCAAGCGGATTCCCCTTCAAATCCGCCCTTTTCACATTTTTCCGCGGGAAATCCCGCTCATTTTCCACATTTTCGCGGACTTGCATAAATATTCATCCCCGACTCAAACGAAATCCCTCTTCATTTGTGCAATCCGACGAATCAAACGAACTCACAATGACTTTTTGCTTAATCTCACTTGAAGTCTGCCGTCTGCCACACAATCGCGTTCCGCATGGACCCGCCCCAATACGCGACCCATACCACCGCCCCAGCTGAAACGGATGAAACCTCCGAACTGTACGGAATCGACAGTACCGTATCGTCTCCAATGAGCTGTACCGAACACTTCCCTGTGGTCGAATTCGGAGCCGTCTGCACAATCGCCTTTTTCACCCGGAAGCAGTCCTGCGTCAGCCCGTTCACTTCCTGTCGGATCACCTCCGCCAGAGCTGCCCGAACCTCCTTCGCGTCATCCAATAAAGCCATATGAACCTCCTCATGATGAAGTTGACGTCGTAATCGTAAAATCCGGAATGTCCGTCACGCTCGTCGCCGTAATCGACATCGAACCCGTTTCTCCAATCGGAATTGTGAACCCCTGTATCAGGTGCTTCTCGACAGGGGAGCCTTCCTTGTCCACCCGCTTTACCGAAACCAGACGATTCTCCACCAGATGGAACATTTGTCCGCACTCAATCGTAACGGACTTTTGAAGAACCGTCTTCCGCTTCAGATACCACCGGGCCAGTGCCGCGCATTGCTCCGTATTCCAGTAGTCGGATTTTTCCTCAACGAATACCCGCCGACCGATCAGATTGATGTTCGTGTCCGAAGCCAGGTCTGCGTTCACCGCCCTCGCCCAGACCGCCGCGTTGGTCAGCCCCTGCCCCGCAATCGTCACATCGTTGTAGACCGCCGTATTCTGCGAAACGGAGGAGTGGGAGAGCAACATACTGTTCTCCGGCGTAAACGCGAATAAAACGGGCTTGTCGGCGTCGTCAATGTCATCCTGAGAAGGTTCCAGACGGAGCGCACCCGTCGCGTCGTACCCAATCCACCCTGCCAGCATCTCGTTCAGCTTCAGAATCAAAGCCCCCATCGTGGATCCGCGATTCTCCGTGATCGTGTACGGCGCAGAGGTCATCGCAATGTTCTGCGTGATGGAACCGTCCGAATTGGACGCCAGATAGGTCTTCCCGTTGAAGTAGGTCGTGTAAACCGCCGTCTCCGGATCAATCATCGCCCCCGCGTCCGTCGTCACCCCCTGCGTGAGCCGGTTCATGTGAATTAGCGAATCAATCGCCAAGAAAATGTTCGTCCCTGACGAAACGGAATACGCCGCTTCCAGATTCCCAAACAAAGTTCCGTCAAGATACGCCCATTTGTCCGTCAGGTTTAAGGTCGTCGTCTTCTCCCCCGGAGAGAACAGAACGGAAGGATTCTCGATGTAGAATACCCCCATCGGAAAGTAAAAATCTTCCCCGTTCGGGAGCCGCATCCCCATCGAGATCCGTACCCGCTGACCGAACCAGAGCTTGTTCACCGCATAGTCGAATGCCCCGTCCCGGTTCCCGAGCACCACCGAAGCCCGCCTCCGCGCCCCGTTCGCAAGGGAAACCGAAACGGATCCGGATTGAAGGAACGTCCGCGTGTCCCGCCCCGGAATCGGAAACCTCTGCCCCACGCCGCCGAGCGCAAACGCCACCGTGTCATCCGGCTGAAGGAATTCAATCCGCGAAACCTTTTTGAACGGTCGGAGCAAACCGTCCAGATAGGCGTTGTACTGCTCCGACAAAATCCATGATTCGGCCATCTCACCCCTCCGCAATTGTATAGATCTTCGCCCCGTTTGCGTTTCCGACCTCCACCCACGGAACAGAAACGGAAACGGCAAGCTCCCCCGTCCGGTTGTCCACCGTCTGGGAAATCGGCCCCGCCAGACGAACCATGTAGAGATTCCCCTTCATGTCCCGATAGAATAAGGGATTCACCGAACCGGACAGAGCGAATAAGGCTTCCATCGCCGCCGCGTCGTCCCCGGAGTATGCCCCGTTTTCAAACCTTCCGAGAAGCGCGGTCAGCGTTCCCGTCTTCGCCGCCGGAGAAGAAGGCTGCCAGAGCGGATATTTCGTGAAGTTCTCGAGCAAAACGGGCTGATTCTGATTCGTGTAAGCCCCCGCGTCCACGTTGTCCCGGAACCGCCAGACGTTCACCGGATGATAAACGCCCGGAAGAGAGGCGTCCTCCTCTGCTTCAATCAGCGTGTGTTGACGGAACCGGCGGCACATCGGAGCGGATTCCGCGCCCGCCGAGTACGTCCCGTTCGAAATATAAAACATCTCGTAAACATATTCTCCGCCCGATTTGATCCCATAGTCCCGGATGGCGTTCACCGTTCCGTCGAATATGCCTACCGGCGCAAATGCGTTTCCCTCCGCCCGGTAGAGCGCAACGAAAAGCGACGAATCCGACGTCACCGTCCCGGCCTGTAAATCGGAAGCAAACGCCGCGTAAAACAGCGTGTTTCCGTCCCATCCCGGTTCCGCCGGACGCCCTCCCGTTTCGGCGGACAGGGGGAAAGCATAGGAACTGTTTTGAGACAGATAAACATAATCGCACCATTGTTCCCCGGATAAAGTCACTTGCGCAATCGGCGACGGAAGCTCGGTCGGAAAAGACGCATCGGCGGAGGCAATGAGTTCGTTCGACGCGGTAAACCAGAATACCTCAAACAACCCAGGACGAACAACCGCAAGCATGTTCCATGCTTCCCCCGGCCCCGCAATCGCCAACTGATTAATACCGCCTATATTCAAAATCGCTTCGTGATATCTTGTGACGGCCAGGGTCGCAAAATTCAAACCTCCCGCCGAAATTGACGCAAGATTGGTATTGGGAATGCCTGTCGGCACATCAAACCGGATCACCGCCGTCCGCGAGGCGTTGGAGGAATCGTACATCGTCACCGTGTACGCCCCGTCCTTCGCCATCGTCACCGTCGCGCTCTTCGCCGTCGTGGACTGAACCGCTGCGGAAACCGCTCCCGCCTCCGTTCCGGTCACAATCGAACGGTAAGAATCGTTCCCGATTCCGTCGTTCGTCGTGTAATTCAGCGCGACAACCGTCTGCGCCGACGCCGTGTTGTTCGGGTTGTATTCCGTAACCGTGTAGGTGTTCCCGCTGATCGAGGCGGTCGCGCCGCCCCCCGCCGTCGTGGATTGGATCGAAGCGGAATTCAGAACCCCCGTCGCCTGTGTCCCGCTCCACGTCGCACGATATAGATTGGCGGGAGAAACCGCGTACTCATATTGATAAGAAATCGAATAAGTGTCCGGCAAATTGGATTCCGCATAAATCGTGAATCTGCTGCCGGAATAACTGATTCGCTTCTCCGACAGACCGGAACTGCCGTTTGTAATCACGGGATTCGAAATGCCGGTGTCGCCCGAAACAGGAGATTCCGTTTTTGCGCCATAATAATAATCCGCATAGGTAACGTCGGCATAAACGTAAATGCCGCGATTATAGGCGGCGGTCGTGTTTGAATATACCGTAAACGTCAGCGTTCTCCCGTCCTGAACGGTTTCCACATACGCATCGACCAGCGGTTCCCGGATTCCCGCCTCGTCCACATAGCCGACCTGAGTAATCGAGTAAGCGAGTATATCTTTCGAAAGGGTTATCCTCGGCGGCGTGATTGCGCTTGTTTTGTATGCGTAATCACCGGCAGGCGTCACAGATAACGGAGATTCTGTTGATATATACGGATTTGTCCTTGCATATGGCGTGGAAACATCGATTGATGTATGAATATTTCGCGTGCCTTTGTCAGAGGCATTCGGGTTCCTGACCCATTCGGACGGCAGAGTCGTGTGGCTCACCGTTGTTGACCGCTTCACCGGATACGTCTTCACCAGCTGCCACGTCCCCGAATTCACCGTCTCCGTCACCGTCGTGCTCTCCGCAATCCTCCCCCGCCATGCGAAACAGTACGGGGACGAGAACGCCATGTCCTCCCCGTTCACCGTGTCCCATGTGATCGAGCGTTCCGCCGCAAGATGTAAAACCCCGCTCGAAATCGTCCCGTAATCCTCCGCCGAGGGAGTCCCCGGAATGTCCGCGCCCGCCGACCATGAAACTGTCACCGAATCGTCCGGATTGCACGAAAGCGAGATCCCGCCCGCCTGTTCCGCCATGTCGTAGGAAACGGCATAGTTGTTCGTCACCGTCACCTCCGCCCCGGAGGACGTCTGAACCGTACAGGCGAGCGTGTACGTCTCCCCGCTGAAGAATCCGTCGTAGGAGTAGGATAAAACGCCCGTGTAGACCGTCCCGGTGTCGTCAAGCACATCTCCCGTTGCATTGGAGAGCACCCACCGTACCCACGACACCGTGTCGCCCTGCTCTTGCGAATATACGCCGGTAAATGTCTGCGAAACAGAAGTCAGCGTTCCGGAAGCGGGAGAAACCGAAAGCGAAGGAGCCGCCCGCGTGATGAAAACCGATTCGGAATTCTGCACTACGGATTTTACCGGTTCGTCCGTATCATACGGATCGTTCTTCCATTTCTGTGTGATTTTCAGTTTGTAGGAATTACCGTTCGTCAAGCCCCATGAAGCCCACGTTTCGGGAGTAGTGTCGTCCAATACATACATCTTCACATTCCCCCGCGCATCCGTTCCGTAGAAAGGGCCGCCGAGGCCAGGACCCATGCGCGTATATTCTTTGTGCTTGACCAGTGCGGATTCCGGCGTGTTTTCGTAAATGTCGAAATCAAATCCGATCATGCCGGATGTCCCGTTGACTTGCCATGAAACCACAACATAGTCGTTCACATCCACAACGGATCCGCCGATTCCCGCGAACGTGGAGGGAGTAATGTTTGAAGGCTGATATAACGCCATGTCAAATCCTTTCCAGATTCCCCCGGACGGAATAACCCGCCCGGAAAATTGTATTTCGTCAATCAAGAGCGAACCATCGGAAGCGTCCGGAAGAGTTCCGCAATCGTGTACCGCTCCGCTGAACCGGAGGAAATCGGGATCCCGTTCACCGTGTAGCTCGTGTTGTGCGAATCCACCGTGTTTCCGCGCGTGGTCACATAACTGCTCCGCGCCGTCCTCTCCCCCGTCTCAAACATCAGATGGAGAGACTTCGCAAACCGCTCGAATTGCTCGTTCGTCGTCGGATTCATCAGTTTCGCCGTCAGCTTCGGATCGAGAACCGCTTCCGCCCGGCCAGTCGCCTTGATTCCGCCCTGCCCCGTCAGAATGCCGCCCCGGTCGTACACCTGATTTCCATATTCGTCGTACCAATGTCCGTTGTCCCGGCGCGTCCATCCCATCGAAGCCCCGAGCGCGAGGTTGAGATCAGCAAGATCTTTCTGTTCCTGACTTCCGGGTTCTGCCAGCCACCATGCCCGGGAATTGGCCTTCATCCGCTCAATGACCGCCGCGATTTCCTCCGCCGTGTGATCCTTCGCCGTGATCCCGTTCCAGAATCCCTCCGTCTGCTCGTAACTTCCCTTTGCCTCCGCTAATCGGGAAGCCCAGTCCCGGTCGGTCTCCGAAAGGTCAAATTCACTTGACCATTTTTCAATCGCCGCCCGGATCTCCTCCGCCGTCCCGTTCTTCACAAGATCCGTGATCTCCGAAATAAAACGGCTTCTTAGAAAGTCGTGGAGGGATTCAATGGCGTTCTCAACCGCCTGAATCTGCGACTGTACCTTGCTGTCGTCATAATACCCGGATTCAATCGCCCCGTTCACCGCGTCAAGAAGCCCGTCCCGCCATTCGTAAAGCTCTCCGCCCTCGCCCATAGACAGCCACTTGTCGAGGATGGAGCGCATCCCGGAGGCATCCGTGTTCCCCGCCGCGATGTAGGCTTTCAGCTCCTTCACCGCTTCGGCCTTCAGATAGCCGTTCAGCGACTTGACCGCCGAATCCACCGCAGAAATCTGACCGGCTACCGAATCCGGAGACGCCGCCGACCCCATCGCCTTGCGGAACGCCGCCTGAATCTTACCGACAAACTCCGGAGACCCGTTCCCGTAGGCTTCCTTCGCCCATTTGGAAAGGATTTCGAGAACTTCCGCTTCGGAAACGGACCCGTTTTCCACCGCCTCCGCGACTTCGTTCCACGCCGCCTCCTCCACATAGGCGTTCAGAGCGTCCACGGCAGATTTCAGGTTGTCCTTCGCCGACTGAACCGCCTTCGCGTCCGCCTGATATTCCCATTGACCCGTTGCTTCGTTGAAAACTCTGGTCGTCCGGTTGTTCTCAGCGTCAATCAGAGCCTGACGCGCCTTCTCTACCGCAAGCCGTTTTTCTTCAAGAGACAGCGTGTCGTTCTTGACGTCCTTCTCCGCCTTGAACGTTTCAATGATCGACTTCGCCTGTGCTTCCCGCTCCGCCTGAACCAGCTTTTCCCGCGCTTCAATGACCGCCATCCGCTTCGATTCAAGCGTTTCCGCGTCGTCGAGAGCCGTGATGTAGTCGGATAAAACGGACTGCACATAATCAATCTTCGCCTGTGCAATCGCGTCCTCCAGATCAGCCCGCTTCTCGTCAATAGCAAGCCGCTTTTCGGAGATTTCAAGAGCTTCTTCCTCTAACTTGATCTCGTTCAGGATTCCGTCGATGATCTTCTGCTGCGCTTCGAGTTCCAGATCCCGCGCCGCGTCGAGGGTTTCCTTGTAGAGTTTTAAGATTTTCTCCTGCCAGTCCCACCATTCCGCCGATAAAGCGTCGATTTCGGACTGCTCCGCCCCGATTTTCCGGAGCCATTCCGCCTCGTCGTGAAGATGAGCCTGAATGTTCTTCATCTTCTCAACCCGGTCGGAAACGGATTTGCCCTGTTTCTCCATCAAAGTGAGTCGGGCCTTGTCGTCCGCAAGAACCTGTTTCAGACGGGCAGTCTCCGCTTTCTCGGCTTCTTCAGCGGCTTTCTTCGCCTCCTCCGCCGCCTTTTTCGCCGCCTCCGCAGATTTCTCTTGCATGGAGACGATCTTCTCCTGCCACTTCCACCAGTCGGAGGAGAGCTTGTTGATGTCCTCCTGCGACGCCCCGATGGATCGCAGATAGTCCGCCTCGGTGTGAATCGCTTCCTGAATCTGATGGATCTTCTCAATCTGCTCGTCCTGAGACGCCCCCTGATGCTCCATCAGCGTCAGCTCGGATTCCCGGAGCGAAACCACCGCCTTCAGATCTTCAAGGTATTCGTCCTTCTGCGACTTCGACGAAGAGGAAGAGGACGAACCGGACGAAGACCGCCACCCGGAGGAGGACGTGTTGACCGAACTCGCCAGAAGATTTCGCAGACTCTGATTGTAGTTCAGCGTCTTCCCCGCAATCTCGTCAAGATCCGCGTCCGAAAGGGAAACGCCGCTTGCGTCTCCAATCTGCGCGAGTGCCGTTTTCAGCCCTTCCAGTGCCAGAGCCGCGCCTTGGGAATCTCCCGCCAGCTCCCGCACCTGTGCCACCATGAAGGCGACCCGCTTCGCCGCCGCCTCCGCCTGAGAACCGACCGATTCCTCCGATTCGGCCATCTTCTCGTTGACAAGCGTAACGGCGTATTGAACGGTCTGTTCGTCAATCAGCTTCTCAAGAAGCGTCTTCTTGGACTCTACAAGGTCATCCACCGCTCCCTGATTCAGCCGAATCTGCCCTTCCTCGTCGATAACCAGGTCGAGGTATTCCCCGCCCAGCTCCAATAGTTTCTGAATCGTGTCAATGGACAGGGATCCCGTCTCGTCATATTCCGCCTGTACCGCGTCCAGAACCGACAGGGCGTTCTGCACGTCGTCAATCTGCGCGGAATAGTCCTTTAACTGCTCCGTGACCTTCTCAATCGCGGCGGTCTCTTCCTCCGTCGAATCAATCAGAACGCCGTTTTGAGTCAGCAGTTCGTTCTTCGCCGCCAGCAGATAGTAGATCGCGTTGGAATTGACGTCCACCGCCCCGTTCTCATCGAACAGAACGTCCACCCAATCGGAACCAAGAGAAGCCAGTTTGGAAATCGTCTCAATCGATAGACCGCCGCTCTCGTTGAATTCCTCCTGCGCCGCCCGGACCGCAGAGATCGCGTTCGCGTCCGCCTTAAGTGCCGCCGTGTCCTCGGACAGCTTCTCCGCAAAGGCGTCCGCCCCCATCGCCGCCTTGTCGTACTTTGAACCGGCTTCCTCCGCCGCTTCCGCTGCCTCTTCAAGAGCCGCCGTTTCTTCTTGAATCGGAGGAACAACACCGGCCCGACCGATAATGTGTTCTTCGTTAAGGGCCTTTAGTGTAGCCAGCTGACTTTTCTGCGCTTCCGTCAGATTGTCCGTTGCTTCAAGTTCCGCAATCAGCCCTTCGCGTCTCTGTTTCTCGTAATTATCCCTTGCCGCGCTGAGATTGTTGTATATTTCAAGAAGATCCTGATAGTATTCACGGAGCTTCTTCTCTTCCGCGTCGGAAACCTGTCCACGCGCCTCAAGATATGCCTGTTTCGCTTCGTCAAGCCGTGTGCGCAGTTTGTCAAGATATTCGGCAGCTTGGTCGGCGTCGTTCATCGCCCCGCTGAAAGCGGAACTAAAGAACTTGCCCAGATCTGAATTTAGAATAAACGATTGAACTCCGCCGTCCCTTTTCGCTTGTGCTCTTGCGGACCCCTCAACCGCTTGTCTTGCGGCTTCGATATAATCGTCCTTTGCCGCGTCCTGCGCGACCTGTGCCGTTAGCTTTTGCTCTTCACGCAGTCCCTCTACCAGTTCCCATACTTTTTTCGTATAGGCTTCCGTGTGTTGGGCCAGTCCGTCAAGGGCAATTCCTTTGTCTCCGAGAAGCGGAACGATTTTATCTTCTAACTCCCACTCTTCCTTCAGCGAAAGATTCCCTTCGTCGTACTTCTTTTTTAACTCGGAAAGGGCAGTAATGTTGTCTTTGTTCGCTTCAAATTCCAGAAGCGTTTCCTTGCGCCGTTCTGCCTGAGAAGCACGGATAGCGTTGATGGTAGTATTGAGTAGTGCTGAAACGGCAATGACCGCGCCAATCCATCCAATTGTCGTTTGAAACGCTCCGGCGGCTCCTGTGAAAGTCGCTTTTAATACCGTCCCAATGTCGGCAATCGCCACTTTCAGGGCTTCGGCTTTGGAAATTAAAGCCAGTCCGCCAATGATTCCCGCCGCGCTCTGAACCGTATCGACAATGCCGCCGGTTTGCTCAACAAATCCAACCAGATCAATCCCGAGATCAACGAGGTCCTTTTTGAATTTCAGAATCCCCTGCTCATCGTTCGCCAGCTTCTGCCATGCGTCGTTTAACTGATTGACCTTCGCCGTGTAGGTCTCCATGTACTTCTCATTTTCTTCCTGAGAGTACCCCTGGTAATCAGTCAACTGCTCCTGAACCTTCATGAACCGGTCCATGTTGTCAAGGAGCGCGATGAAATAGTTCTTCCGGTAAGTGTTCGCTACGTTGTAAACGCCGTCGATTTCCGAAACCAGATCGCCCAGCTCGTCGTGAAGCGTCGAGGACAGCTCCTCCAGACCGTCCGTCCCGAGAGCCGTGATGATGTCGTCCCGCGCTTTCTTGTCGCTCTTGATATCCGCCGCAACCTGATTCCAGACGTCCACGATGGAGACAAGCCCGAGCTTGAACTTCTCCACCATCTCCTCGGATTCCTTCGACAAAGTGGCGAAAACGTCCACATTCTTCGTCGAATACTGAATCAGGGAGTTGACGGCAGTACCGATGTTCTGGCCGGAACGGTTCGTCGCCTCGGAAATCGCCGTAATTAAACCGAGCGTCTGGTCGAAGGATACGTTCGCGTTTTTCGCGGCGGAACCGGCCCGCTGAATCGCCTGTAAGAGCTTCTGCGTCGAGACGGGGTTTTTGTCAGCGGTCTTGTTCAGCTTGTCCACCACGTCAATCAGGTCTGACGTCTCCATGTCGAACTGCGCGATGATGGAGAGCAAGCCGTCGGAAGCCTCGGTCGCGTTGAGTTCAGCCACGTTCATAGCCAGAAGAGCCGCTTCCGTCGCCTGAAGGGATTCGTTCCAGCTCTTACCGGCGCGAGCGAAGTTGGACGCAATCGTGGACGCGCTTTCAAAAGTCGAACCGTAGGCGTAGGCGATGTCGTAGAGTCGGTTCGCCACTTCCTGCGTCGGCTGCGGGTCGTCCAGAACCCGGTTCAGCTCGATAACCGCGTCCTCCGTCTTGACAAGCGTCTCCCCTACGTCGGACAGCGCACTCTGAATCAACTGAAGCGGCTTCCGCACCAGAAGGGAGGAGGCGTAGAACTTCGCGTACCGCTCAACCAGATTCCCGAACTTCTCCCCCAGCGTCGCCACCGCCGGAGCCGCGTGTTCCGTGGAGGCTTTCAGCTCAGCAAACCGCCCGTTTAGATCCTTCGTGGACTGCTCCGCCGCCTGTTCCTTTTCGATGAACTCCTGCATATTCCCGCCGGAGGACGAAACAGATTCTTTCAGCCCTTCCACGGCGGCAATCTGCGCCTGAATGTCCGCCTTTAACTGATCGAACGTCCCCGCGGGATAACGGCCCTCCACGTTGGAAATCGCCGTCAGCATATTGTTCAGCTTCAGCGTCAGCCCGTCGAGGTTTTCTTCCGACTTTTGGAAACTATCCGCTAACCGCTGCGCCTCTCTCTCCGCCTCGATTTCCGCCTTGACCTGTTCGTTCAGTTCCTTTTCGTAGGAGGCAGTCTGCGCAGCAAGCCGGTCGTACCGCTCCCGCAGTTCATCGACGGTGGAACTCAGAGCCTCCCCGTTCTCGTTGAACGCCCGGATTTCTTTCCATGTCTCCTCCGTCTCTTCCGCCACGTCCCGGAGAGCCTGATCCATGACGTTCGTCTTGGAGGCGGCTTCTTCCTGCCGTTTGGAAAGCGAAGCAAAAGCCTTTTCCAGATTCCAGAGAGCCTTTTCGTCCCCCTCTGCCGCCTTTGCCCGCTTCTCCATCGCGGCTTTGGTCTTTTCAATCATATCGAAAGCCCGCGCTTCTGCCGCCGACCTCCGGGCAAGAGCCGCCGCCGCGTCCGTCTCCGCTTTCTGCCTCTGCGCCGCCGCCTTTGCCGCGTCCTGCTCGGCTTTTGTCACCTTCGCCGCAGAGATAGCCGCTTTGGAGTCAGCCTCCGCCGCGCTCTTCGCCGCCGTTGCCAGACTTTTGTAATACTCTGAAAGAGCCTTGACCTGTTCCGTCAGATCCTTATTCGGCTTGACCCTGTTCAGCGAATCGGCAATCGTGGAAAGCGACTTTTTGAGAGTTTCAATGCTCCCTTTTGCCGTGTCAAGGTTCAGATCGACGTTTAGTAAAATTTTTGCCATGCTTCACCTCATAGCGGTAAATCGTAATCTTCTGCGGCTTCGAGTAGACTTTCTCCGCCCGTGTATTCAAGGTCTTTTCCGACGCCCTCCGAAATCAGGTCGTACCCGCGTCCGGAAAAGCCGTAGTCAAATACGGCGAATGCCTGTCCGTTAAATTCTTCCTCCACGAAATTGTTCCAGAACGGACGGGGCATAATCATGCGTTTTCGCTGGTCCTCGTTCACCGGATAACTCCATCCTTCGTTCATTTGAACGATCTTGATGATCTCGTCCCCGTTGTGGTTGTTCCATTCCCCGTTGCTGTGCTTCCCGGACGGGAAATAATCAAACGTAAGGGTCAGCCCCTTGATCTCAGAGTGCATGTTGCTGAAATCGCCCAGCGGAGGGCCGAGAGAAGGGTCGTCCGTTCTCCGTTCGTATTGCTTCGGTTCACCCCATGCCTCGTACCAGTCCTTTTGAATGTGCCGTTCCAGATCCGCGTAAAACTGGCTCTCCACCACGCGCAGCCCTTCGACAGATGCTTTCTCAATCTGCTTCTGCTCTTTTTCAAGGTCATTCTCAACCGTTTCAAACCCCGAAACCGTTACCTTGAACAGTCCCATTCCTCGCCCTCCCTTCAATTGCTCACGGACACGCCCCGCCCCGCGCATCCGTCAACAGTCGAACAAAAACAATCGGGGGAACTCCAAATCCGGAATCCCCCCGTCATGCAGAGGGGAGCGGGGGATTTCTCCCCCGCCGTCCTCGTTTTCAAAATCCGTCAGGCGGAAGTGACCGTGACCGCGCAGGGAGCCGTCAGCGTGGAGCCGTCCGCCTTGGTCAGCGTCACCGTAACCGTAGTGGAACCGGCGGCAACGCCCGTCACCACGCCCGCGTTGGAGACCGTAGCCGTGCCGGTGGCGGCGGAGGCGTAGGTCAGATCCGTGTAGGTGGGCTGAACCAGCGTATCGTTGGGCATCACATACTTCACGGGGATCTGAACGGTGGAACCGACCGCAACGGTCACGCCGCCGCCCGGAATCGCCAGAGCCTGAACCTCAGCCGCCGCGTCTCCGCAGGGAACGTAGATGTAGTAGGCGATAGGATTGCCGCTCATGGCGCAGTCAGCACAGGACAGACCCACGGAATCGGGAGACAGAGCCATCCAGGAGCCGTCGGTCGTCGCGTTGGTCGTCTGGTTGGCGGAGATGCCCGCGTCACCGGAGAGGATCGCAACGGGAACGATGACGTAGAGCCAGCCCTGAAGCGTACCGCCTGTGACCGCGTTGTTCTGCTTGGCGTACACGCCGTACTTCGTGGAAACCGTCACGTTCGTGGGATTGAACACGTCCGGAATCGCGAGAGACTGCGCGGAGGCGTTCTCGGCGAAGTAGTACACCTCGTAGGTCGTACCGGAGACCGCCGCAAAGTTCACAACCTGACCGTTCGCCGGGTTGATCTGATAGTTCGTTCCGGGATAGGAGGCCGCGCCCTGGGGCTTCACGAAGCACCATGCGTTGGTGTCGGAGGCGGGCTGCCCGTAGTGCTTCGCGGGAGTCCGGGAAACCGTAAGGGTCGTGCCGGTCGCCGTGATGGTCTCGCAAATGGGAGCCGTCGCGTTGTAGGCGAGAACGCCGCCGGTGATGAGGCGTCTGGTCTCAAGGGAGAACGCCTGAGACGTGTAAGTGCCGGTCAGACGCACCGTGTCCGGGAAGACGCCCACAAGAGCGTTGCCGAGACCGCCAACCACTTCCTGAAGGTTCACGGAGGTCTGAATGGCGGCTTCGGAAGCCACGTTGTCAAAGCCGACGATGTTGCCCGTCGCCGGATCGTAGAATGTTTGCTCCGCAATGCCCTTCAGAAAGAGATTGGGAGTGCCGAGAGTAATAGCGTTCATAGTGAAAATCCTTTCAGATTGAATCTTCGTTCCGGGAGACGGTTCCCCGCCTCCCAACGTGAAATTGGGGCAAATCCGGAACTGCACGTTACCCCGTGCTTTACTGACGAGAGGACGCCTAACAAGGTGCTTTTCAAAGTTCTTGCCAGGCTTCTTTCAAGAAGCCGCGTTCCCCTCGTTTTCCTTCGTTCTTTTACACCCCAAGCCCGGAACCGGGAGCCGCCGCGCCGGAGAGCGTCTTTGCCAGCTCCGCGTATTCCATCGTGCCGAGCGTGTCATCGAGCGCGTCAAAGCACCACGACGGATAGGGATTGCCGTTCTTGAACGTGACCATCCCGCTCATCTCCGCCTGTGCGTAAAGCATGTACCGCTTGTCCCGCTCAATCGCCCGGCGTCGGTTTTCAAAATCGCGCACATTCCAGTCCATGATCTCCGCGTCCGAAACGCCGGAGTGGTACGCCACGGAGGAAACCAGATCGTCAAGGTCCGTCTTCAGGGCGACGCCCCTGTCCTGAATCTGCTTCTTCTTTTGATATGCGTCCACAAGCTCCGCGTTTTCACTCTCATCGGGAAGCTCAATCTGATTCTGCGCCGCAATGAGAGGCCGTAAAATCGACGAAAACTGAAACGGCGTGATCCTGACCGTGTTCGGATTTCCGTCCGCGCCCGTCTGGGTCAGCTCCATGTATTCGATGGAGATGTTTCCCTCCGACGCACGGTAGAATATGCATTCGTTCAGCCGCTCCGCCGTCATCTCAATCCGCAGAGATAAACCAAAGAGCCGCATCAAACGAAAGAATAATCCGCCGGTCGCCATGGAGGGTTCTTTCCCTTCCGAAAGCGCGTCCAGCTCCAGCGCAAAGACCGCCGACAGATAGTCAAGGCTCACGTATCGCACAGGGAGCGACGAAAGCCTGAGACATAAGGCGTCCTTGCACTGGATGAAATCCTCGTAGTGGTCCATTGTGATGGGATACAGGTCAACCCCGCATTCCCGGATGGGTTCTCCCCGCCGGATGTGAAGCCGCCTCTCCCGCTGCATTGTCGCAAGTCCGTAGGCCATGTTTGTTTTTCCTTACTTTCCTTGCTTTATCATCAGCCTTTCGGCAGAATGATCGTCAATTCTTCTTTTTCTTCTTTCCGGAACTCTTCCCGGAAACCGCCGTCGTGACGGTCATCTTATCGGCGGGACTCTCGTCGTTCTCAACGACATTTTCCCCGATGAAAGCGGAATCGTCCTCGATGACCGCCTTTTTCGCCTCCGCCATCGCCTGTACCCGCCATGTATAGCAGTCCCGCGCCGAGTCTGTGTTTTCCATCCGTCCCGTCCTCATGCACTGCTTCTGGAACGCGCAGATCACGTTCATCGCGTTCGTCCGGATGTTGTAGTTCACGCCCTCTTGGTACATATCCCGGCACAGCAGAAATCCCGCGCAGGGCTTCCGCTCCGCAAACGGACAGTGATAACCGCACATCGCTTTCACTTCCTTTCAAAGTAAAGGGACCGGAGAGCATACCGCCCCGCCCGGTCCCGCTTGACCTTACCTCCGCCCTCTCGCGGAGGCGTTTGTTTTTCAGTATCCCAACAGCTTGATCGAAACCGAAGCGGATTCCCCGCCATACGAAACCGTTACAATCAGAGGTTCAGCCGCCGGAGAGTTACAGGCGATTTCGCATTGCATTCCGTTCGGATTGGTGAACGCCGTCCAGTCTTCGGAATCCGCACCCGCAAAGCTCCATTCCAGAGGATCTTCCGTCGCTTCCCCGTTCACCTCATGCACAGCAGTAAGCGTGATCTCCGAATACTGCGCGATAAACGGAGGAACCGTACCGACGAACCGCACCGCCTCGCTCCCCGCGTTCACCGAAATCGTAAAGGTCGCGGCTAAATCAGGATTCTGGCTCAGATTTGCCGTGATAACAGCCTCCCCCTCCGAAACACCGCGCACAATGCCGTCAGTGTCCACCGTGGCAACCAATTCATCAGAGGAGGACCAGTTCCACGTAATCGGCAGAACCGCGCTTTCAGGTACGTTCTCGCCGTTTTTGAGCATGTGCGCCGTCAATCCCGTTTCTTTGTCAATCGAAACCGAACCGGGGCCGGTGATTTCCGCTCCCCATGTGAAGAGTAATCCGTCCGCGATGTGGTTCACAAGGTCGTCGTGCTCTTCCGGTTCCTCTCTCCGCACCGTCAGATTGATAACGTGCGCGGATTCGTCGTCCCCCGTGAACTCCTCGAAGAAATCCGTGAAACCTGTGATGTGGTAGGCGTAGGACCCGAGAATCATCCGCTGATTGTCCCGCAGCTTCACCGTGTTCGCGTTCTTCTGACACTTCACGTTGAAGTAGCCCTCCATCAGCACCAGATTCTCCGGCGATTCGTTCCGGTTGGAAAGCATCGTCCGCCGGTCAATCACAAGCGGTTCCCACCGGATGTTCCCGTATTCGTCGTAGAACGTCCAGTGCGCCCGACACCGCGCAATGACCGCGTTCGTCGTGGGGGAAGACATATTGCCGGGGTTGACCACCATCCAGTAAGACCCCATCGTCTCCACATACGCCCCCACCGGAATGTAATCGATAGCCCGCGACCGGAACAGGATTTCCTTGAAGTTGTCGTATTCCTTCGAGTCAAACGCCGTCACCGACTGCGTGGAAACGTCCGATAACCGGATCTCCGTCTCAACCCATTCGTAGAAGTTGTCCGGGTTCAGCCCCTGTACCCGCGCCTTGACATAATCCGTCGCCAGATAATCCCTCTGCTCGTCAAAGAGCGTCCGCCGGTCCGCAAGGTATTGATGCCGCCGGTCCTTGTACTGCGCCGGAGTGTTTGACTTCACCGCCGTCACATGGGGATGGGAGACCGACTTAATGAACTTCTGACTCTGATTCATCCGCTGTCTCCCTCCGTTTCTTCGTTTTCCGTTCCTTCTTCCAGTACCGTCGAGCGGAAAATCCTCTCGTTCCCCTGATGATCCCGAATGAGCATCCGGGTCCGGATCCGAATGGCTTCATCCACCTTTGCTTTGACCTCCGGCGTAAATTCCTTTGGTTCACTTCTCCGCTTCCTTTTCGCTCTTTTCACAGCGTCAAAGTCACCCCCACCGAATCGTCCCGGACGGATTCCCGAGCGGCTTGTTCAGGATGGAGCCGAAATCATTCGGAACCGTCGTCGCCACCTGGAGCGCAATCGTCAGCTCCCGCCCCACATTTGTCTCGCCGTCGTACATCACCCCCGACCCGCAGTCCGGATGAACCGACTTCGAGAAGAAGAAAGTGCCGACACCGTTCATGTTCACCCCGTGCAGGGATTCGATAAGAGCCTGTTCAATGGCGAACGCCCGAGAATATTCGTCCGAGCGCGTGTTCAGCTCGTAGGTGTAGTGCGTCCAGATCCGGAACGTCACCGCAAGCGCAATCCGCATCTCCTCGTTCATGGGAACCGTCCGCCCCATGTAGACGTAAAGCCGCGTCTGCGCCGTCTCCTGAGATTGACGCGTGAATATCTGCGGGATCAGCCGGTATCCCTTCTCCGTCGGCGGATTCTGCGGCATGTCCGGATTGTATACCACGCTCATCTTCTCCCGGATGGAAGGGAGTGGATTGTCAAGCGGTCTCGCCCCGTCGTAGTAGAGGTATTTCCAAAGCCGACAGCGCGGATAGCTGTTATCGTCCATCGGCGTGTATTCCCCCTGCGGAGCGTCAATCAGATAGTCCGCAATCTTCCGGGGGAGCGAAACCGAATCGGACAGGTCGTAGTAACTCTCCTGCGCTTTCACATACGGCCAATAGGGGTTCCGAATGTCAACCGCCATGTCATGCCTCCGGAATCGGTTCCAAAACCTTATCGGACTTCTTCCGTCCCTTCTTCGCGCCATTCACCTTCTCTTCCACCTCATCCGAGCTCTTCTGAAGCTCGTTCACCAGAGCTTGAATGTTCTCGGGAGAGGAGAAGACCGTCAGCATCGCGTCGAACCGTTTGAGGGGATCGTTGGCGTTCATTTTGTAATTGTAGATGATCGTGTCCACCATCTTCTTGAATTCCCGCCAGTCCTCCATCAGATCGAACGCCTTGTTCTTCACGTCCCGGTCCGCCTTGAACCGTTCAATCTGATTCATCAGGTGTCCGCCCGCGTAGAAGTCGTACTGCTCGTATCCGATGTTCTCCTCGTCCATCTCCACATCGAAATACCACGAAAGAAGGACATTCTGGAGGAGGCACATCTTCAGTGCCACATCTTCCTCCATCAGATCAGGCAGGGAGGTTGGCTCGTCCCGAACCTCTTCCCCGTCCGCCCGCTCCGAAAGGTGGATTCCGTCCCACTTCAGCCGGGTCATGGGCTTCACGCACCGGAACGCCACCGCCTCCGCCAGCGTCTTTTTCGTGTACAGAGGCATGTAGGTTTTCGCCCCCGCCATCATGTCCTTTGTAAGCTCAAAGTATTCCATGTTTGTCGTCCTTTCAGATCCTATGGAATTTTGAATTTTAACCAACCAAGATATTGTTCCGGTTCGCCGTCAGCGTTTTTCGCGTTCCTTCCACCGCCACAATCGTCCGGCTGTCAAGGGAGGAACCGTCCGATTTGGAAACAAACGCATGAACCACCGTCTGCCCTTCGGAAACCGCCGTCACAATTCCACGGTTGTCCACCGTCGCCACCGCTTCGTCCTCGGAGTAATATCCCATCCGCGTGAAGTCCGGCTGAACGAGGCTGTCATCCGGCATGACCAGCTTGATCGGAAGCTGCGCCGTCTTCCCCGCTTTCAGCGTCAATCCGCTTCCGACGGAAACCACTTCCGTCACCGCGTCGTTCTCGCCGGAGCAGGGGACGTAAACATAGTAAGCCACCGGATGCGCACTCTCGTCGCAATCGCAGAACGGCATGTTCTCCGGCTTTTCCGGAATCGCAATCCAGCTTCCGTCCGTCGTGGCGTTCGCCGTTTCGGAGGCGGATTCACCGGCGTCCGCGTTTAGAATCGCGCGGGGAACGATGAAGTAAAGCCATCCCTTCAGAACGCCCTTTTCGGCGGACCCATTCTGCTTCGCGTAAACCCCGTACCGCTCCTGTACCGTCATCATAACGGGATTCCAAATGGACGGAATCGGAAGCATCTGCGCCGAGACGTTGTGAGCGAAATAAGTCACCTCGTATTTCTCTCCCGTCTCCGCCGTGAAGTTCACAATCTCCCGCGTCGAAGGATTAACCCCGACGTTCATTCCTTTCTGCGCTCCGTCTCCCACGCGCTTCACATACGCCCAGAAGGTCCCGTCTCCCGGATTCTCCGCAAGGGACGGAGCGGGTTCCCGGCTGACAACGAGGGTTTCGGATTCCGCCGTTACCGTTTCGCAGACCTGGGCGACCGCGTTGTACGCAATCTGCCCGCCCATGATCTTCTCACGGGTCTCGAGCGAGAACGCCGAGGACGTGTACCCGCCCGAAATCCGCGCCGTGTCCGGAAGCACCCCGATGAGCCGGTTTCCCATGCCTCCCGCAATCTCCGCGAGATTCACGGAAATCGTCACTGAACCGTCCGTCGCCGTGTTGTCGTAGCCCACAATGTTCCCCGTGGACGGGTCGAAGAAGATCTGCTCACAAATCCCCTTCACAAAGAGCGCGGGATCCCCGAACGTAATGGAGCCGGGAGCCGAAGTATACGGATAGGTCGAGTTGTCCGCCGAATTGTAGAGTACGCCGGAAGCGTTCACCGCCCCGCCCGAAATGGCGAGAATCCGGAACCGAAATTCCCGGATGCCCTCGATGCGCCATTCATAAATCCCGGCGGAAGAAACTGTCTCCGTTTTCGTATTCGGATCCGATACAGACCACCCCGCGACAGCCTCCCACGGACCCGCGTCAACGTCCGTCCGCCCTTCCAGAACCAAGGATAGCCCCGTAAAGCTCCCCTCGATTTGAACGGCAGCCAGATTGTACCGGTCGTTTCGGAATACGGGACCATATCCCGCTTCCGTTGCGTTCCGGAGAAAATCAAGATTCAGACTTTCCATTCATCCTCACCCGTTCAGTCCAGCCCACCGGTGGTTGTACTGTACGCTCTCCTCAATCTTCACCTCGAGATACTTCCGCACATCGCCGAAGGTCTCGGAAATCCAGTCCATCGCGTCGGAGGAAATCGTCTCAATCGCCGTCTCATACGCCGTCCGAAACGCCTCCTCTGCGTATTCGGGATCCTCTCCGAATGTCCCGGCTTTCTTCAATTCGTCCACAAAGGTCTGATTCACATAGTTCACCGCCGACTGTACCGCCATGTCGATTTCACCCACCAGAACCTTGACCCGCTCGTCCTCCATGTTCTGCACAACCTTGTCCGCCAGCCGCTTCAGCAGTCGGCACAGGAACCCGGAGAGAATCGGAATCACCGCCACAAGTACAGCCGGAAGAATCTGCCAGAAAAGTTCCATTTTGTCACCCCAGAATAATTTTGATGTCTTTGGATTTGCCGGAAAGAAGGATCTTCTGCGGAATGTGCGAGGTGGGGAGCAACATCTTTTTCGCTGCGTAACCACCCCATTCAAGCCATGAACTGCACGTTACCACATGGAAGGGCTTGATTGATACTTTGTTGTTGTTCGTATCGACCTTGATCTTCCCCGGATGGGACACAAATGGCTTGTGAACGTGACCGCTTATCATTGCGTCCACACCGTCAATTGCGTATGCGAATCTCTCCGCCCGGTTTACGGAACCGCCTGTCAGAACACCGCCGCCGGATCCATGCGTCACAGCGAATGTATAAGTCGGATTCCGCGTCCCGTTTGCGGTGAGACTTCCAATTTGAATTTTTAGAAAAGCAATGTTTTCCCGGTATAAATCCTCGAGATCCAATTTCGCCATGATGTCATACATAATGTCATCATCGACCTCTTTTGAACTTCTGCACTCGTGATTCCCAGGAACGGCGCAGAGGATCTTATCCCGGAGCGGAGTCAGCATTTCCACCATCAACCGCTTCTGCTCCCTCGGGCGGAGAACCTCATCGTAAACATTGGAAACAGAATTGCGGATCGCATTGTTGCACATATCTCCGCACAGTATAATGTAGGAATTTTCCTCATTCTGGATAGCCGCCCGAAACTCCCGCCAGGCGGATTCCATATGCTCCGCCGCGCCGAGATGGACGTCAGAGATTGGAAATATCAATATGTCCCGGTTTTCCGGAAAGTGCTTCGTAATCAGCGTGAAGTCTGAAATCATTCGTTACCTCGTTTTCGGTCGTTCCGATTCCTTCTTCGTTTTTATATTCCCCGTTCAGTACGATTTGATCGTAGTTGGGAATGTAGTTCTGTTTAACCTTCTCTTTGTTCAGTAAGAGGTTGGGGATGAGGTAGGACGGAAGTCCACACGTCAGCGGCACAGCCAGGTAGATGTAAAACGCATCCATCCCCGCCGTCTCGGGCGACGCAATCAGCCGGAGAAATTCGTAAACCGCCCCGATGACCGCCCCCAATGCCCAGCCCACAAGCAATGCCGTGATTAACCGCTTGGAATACTGCCTCGCCCAGAGGACCGTGTCAGTCGTTTTCTTCATAGATTTCCGCATACCGGTCCTCCACCGTCGTAATCACATATTCCGCAGAGTAGGTCGGCTTGGAGATCTTCCCGCCCGTAAGCTCACGCAGAACCCGTTCGTACTCACTGATGATAAACGCATACACATCCGGATCGTATCCGTAGTCCCTGTCAAGCCTCCGATAGCCGGGAATCCTTCGGATGAATCGGAAGAAATCCCGAACCCACCACTTGAAATGTGCGATTCTCCACATAAAACCCTCAGTACAGAATCAGGTTGTTCACGTTCCGGTCAACCCAAACCACGTCCGATTTCCCGTTATACTTGTGGTAAAAACTCGATCCGCCATCCAGACAGATCAGCTCATCAAACCCGAACTCCTTCAGCTTGTCGTAAACCTCGGAAGTCGCCACATAGTTGGAGGTCTTCGTCGTTCCGGATACCACCCACAGGCTCGTCCCCTTGATCCCGATGAAGTTCCGGGAAGTCGCGTAAAAGCACGAATCGTCCCATCCTTGCGGCTTCACGAAATTGTTGTAGGAGATATCCACTCCGCCCCGGATCACCGGAACCCCGGAAATCGCATACCGGCACGACGCCGGAGGAGCCGCCAGCTCCCGGACGTAGGGCGTTCCCGTCTGCGGAAGAACCAGCGTCGATACCGTCTTCCCTTTGAACTGAGCGGAAGCGTTGTCGTTCGTTCCCCAACAGAGCTTCTTCCCGTGAATACATCCGGAGAGGTATTTCAGCGCGACAGACGGGATGCTTCCCGCTTCCAGATCGCACATCAGATTCCCCACCGGAAGGGTGAAGTTCACGCCGTTTTCTTTGTAGTACCCGAAGAACCCGCCGTTGATGTAATTGGAGGTAGTCCCCTTCTTCTTCGACTTGTCCCAGTAAAGAATCGAGAAATCGTGAATCCGCTCGATTTTGAAGCCGTTAAGGTTGACGACCTCGTCTTCGTCCTCAACCCCCAGCCCCGCCATCGCCTTGTACTTCTTCTCCACCATCTTTACGAACCGGTCCCACCCGAGATCGAGCGTCCGTCCGGGGCAGTGCTTCCACGAACAATAGTCCTGATGCTTCGTGATCTTGTCGATTCCCCACCCGAAATCAATCAGCAGCTTTGCCGCAAGTTCCGCCGCGTTCTCTTCGGCTTTCATGAACCGCTCTCCGCCGGATTTGGAATAGCAGATCTCAATGGCGATTCCCTTGCGGTTTCCGGTCCCGTTTGCTCCGTCCGTGGCGTGCCATGCGTTCCGCCAGAGGTCCACGCCTTGCACCGCTTCCTTGTCGTCTACGGCGTAATGGAAGGACGTTTGCGTGGAGTTGGACTGCATATATTTAATCTCGTTCTCAGCCGACGCGTCGTTCGCCGTGTTGTGGATCACAATCCGCGTCGGGCTCATTCCGTAAGGGCATTTGATCGGATACTGCGAAACCGGCATCGGAATTTTCCGAATCGTAAGTGCCATGTCTTCATCCTTTCGGGAAATTAAATCGGATTCTCCGGCAGAGCCATCACGTCGTGATAGAGCTTCGTCGCCACATCATTCCCGCCCAGCGCGTGATACGCTTCGTAGGACCGTTTCAAAGCCTCTTTCGCGTAGACCGGGCAAAAACCCTGCGACGTGTATTTGTCGTTTGCCCGGATGATCTCGGACCGCAGAAGACTCTGTAAACCGTCCTCAATCGCCCGCTCCCTGTCCGTAGCTCGTTTATGTATGCCGCGCCCGTATGCAATGACCGCAGACGCAGCCGTTGAAAGAATGAACGGAATCGCCCATTTCAAAATGATTTCGATGATTTCCTGCGCCGTCATATGGACGCTCCTTTACTTTTTTAGAAAATTTTTTTATTACAAGGAGGACAAAAATGTCATCGTTTAAGAAAAAGCAAATGTTAGGTGAAATGTCGCAAGGCTTTGATCGTGCATTGACCGCAGACAATGCGATTGTTGCGATACAAATAGCCGAAAGCGTAGCAGAAAATTATGAGATTGACGATAGGATACTGTCGGCTGAATATGAAGAAACCTCTGCCGTAATCGACGCTTATCTTCTCGCCTTGAAGGTTGAGGGCAGAACGCCTAAGACCATTTCGCACTACAAATATGCCATCAAGAAGTTCTTTGACTTTTGCGGAATGCCCGTCTCCCGTGTCTCCGTCTATCACATTCGGCAATATTTGGAGGACTGCAAAACAAGAGGTAACAGCGACATAACCTTGGAAGACAAGAGATGCAATCTGGCGGCATTTTTCAAGTGGCTGCACAACGAGGACATTATCGAAAAGAATCCGATGAAAAACATCGGTAGGATCAAGTTTGAGAAAACAATTAAGGATGTTTACTCAAAAGCGGACATTTACAAGTTGCACAACAGTTGTGATATTGTGCGCGGCGACAGGTGCTCCGAAGTCAGGAACAGAGCATTGCTTGCCTTGCTTGAAGCGACTGGATGCAGAATCAGCGAAATATGTCAACTCAACCGTGAAGACATTGATTTCATAGACCGTGAAATCAAGGTTTACGGCAAGGGGCGAAAGGAACGCATGGTCTATATCGATAAGCTCACAACAATGCTCCTGCAAGAATATTTGAACACCCGCACGGATGAACTCCCGGCCCTGTTTATTGGTAAACGGAGCGACAGATTAACGCCCGGAGGGGTTCGGAAACTCCTCAGAATGATTGCCGATAAAGCTGGAGTGAGCGGCGTATATCCGCACAAATATCGTCGGACTTTGGCGACAGACCTGATTGGACACGGAATGCCCCTCGAAGAGGTACAGAAATTTCTCGGGCATGAGAATATCAATACCACGATGCAGTACGTCATCGTTAATCAACAGGCCGTCAAAAACTCCTACAACAAGTACAGGTAAAATGCAAAGCCATCCGCCCGTCAGTTATCCGCTGACGGGCGTTTTTGTGTCAAAAGCTGGTAATTTCGGCCCTGTGAGTTGGTGACTCAAAGATTTCTTTACTCAATAACGATAAAAAATATTATTTACTACTCTGCCTATTTTTGTAGTAGCACTTTCCGACAAATTTCCAGTTGCATCAATTCCGTATTCACCGTCGTTTGCAATTATGGGATATGCTTCGCCGCACCATACTGGAATAGCATTATTTGTATCGGCATTTGCATCCACAAGGGCGATTCCATATACATCAAAAGCGCTTGTGGAATTGTCGCAAATAGTTCCATCGTACTTTATCCACTGCCCCTTTGTTACAGATACGCCAGAAGCAAGTGCAATATACCTCTTATCAGTTGTAACGATATTTTCCCATTTTTCATCGCTGTCCGCCGTATCATCCAATTTTGTGAATTTTACAGCGAAATTCTTGTTGTTTTTACCCATAACAATCCAAGGAATATCGCCGCTCTGATATGCGTAAATGAATGAAGTGTCTCCAAATTTTGAAACATCATCGTTTATTTCGCAAATGTATAAACCATTTGAAGCGTAACTACCGACAACTGTTGTTTGATAACGGCTGTTAATGCGCTGACATCCGTTGAAAATTATTTTTGTATTGGGATTTTCCGAATTGTTTGCCCGTGTGTGCGTTTCCACATCGCCGTTTTCAAAATAGCAATTATTAAATTCAACACGATAAGCATTTCCGCCCATTCCCATTCCGATTACTTGACAATTTTCGTAGCTGGAATAAGCGTAATTTGAAACATTTAGACCGTTCGGGTGAGAAGCATCCACTCCGTAATATTTCTTACAATACAGATTTTCACAAATTGCCGCGCGCCTTGAAATACCGCTATCGAAATGAATGCAATAGTTCATCCCTTCATCGGCATAAACAATTAAATCACTTAATTTGCTGATTCGACTTAGGTTAAATGTTGATTGTTCCATTCGTGGCTTGCCATTTATAGTGCCATTATCAACCCCCACGGAATTAACAATAACAGTACCCGGAAAAGCCGCAAAAGTGTGAGTAAATGCAGGTGGTGCAAGTTCGATTTCGTTATAAGTTCCCGGAAAAATCCGTACATTGTATTGATTATCAAAAGAACTGTCTGTTATTGCCGCATACGCCGCGCCGATTGTTGTGTATTCTTTCCCAACACCTACATCAATCGTATGCTTTGCGTGTGTCATCAGCAAAAAATCCTCTATTTCATCAACAGAAGCTAATGCCGTCAATTTTCCGTCTATCAACTTTGTTTTGAGATTTATACAACCGTTATTCAAATCATAAGTAGATGTGCCGTTAATTCTATCCCCTACAACATTCCAATTTATGGTAATGTCGAATTTCCCATTTGTAGATGTATAAACTGCAAGCCCCGTGAGTGCCGCCCATTCGGATTCAAATGTTGAATCATCCGCGTTGACAAGAACTTCTCCTACAGGCGTCCACGTCGAACCATCGTTAGAGCCTTGTAACGATGTATATACAGTTCTGTGAGTTGTACCCGATGTGAATTTTAATCTCAGGTAGTTTAATCTATATTTGCTGTATTGATTATCGTAAACATTAACGCCAACAACTGGATAAAGAACGGCATCATATATAGCTTTTGTGGTTAAAAACGGTGTTCCAGTATAAACAATGTTTTCCAGTTTAGTGATGTTTCCTTTGTTTGTCGCAATTTCAGATTCTATGCTCTGTGTTTTTAAGTTGATAACAGAATTGTTCAATTCATAAGTGCTACTTCCGTTTATGGAACTTGAAACCAAATCCCAATTTATTGTAATATCAAATTTTCCTGTATTACTTTTATACAGTGCAATCCCGCTGAGTGTGGAGAGATCGGAAACCGCAATTTCTACGCTTTCGATATTTACCCAGTTTTCGCCCGACAATCCTTGCAAAGTAGTATAAACTGCTTGTGCGGTAGAGTATTTAAGGCGCATACGATAAAGCCTGTATTTGCTGTATTGATTATTGTAAACATTAACGCCAACAACTGGATAAAGAACGGCATCATATATAGCTTTTGTGGTTAAAAACGGTGTTCCAGTATAAACAATGTTTTTTACATTGGGGTAATCACTTAAAGATTCTTTTAAGTCACTAATATCATTCGTATTCGTCGCAATCTGCGCAGCACTCGCGCTTACAGATTCCGCCGATGCCGCCGCCGCAGAAGCCGAAGCCGCTGCGTTCGCCGCATTGGTCCCGGAGTTCCCCATGTCTTCGGCAAACTGCTCTTCCGTTCCCGTATAACCGGCTTTCACCGCCATCTCATAAGCGGAAACCGGAACTTTACCCGCCGCCAGAGCACGGGCCAGTGCATCAACAGCCATCTTTTCCTCTCCCTTCTCAGTCGGCGGACGTGTTGGCAAACGCCGCCGTCACGTTCACGGTTCCGGTCACGGATACCACGTTGATCCGGATCTGCTTCAATCCGGCAATCGATACGGCATAAACGCCCGCTGCCTGAATCCCGTAGGACCCGTCGGAAAGCTCGAGCGTTCCGAGATCGAACACCGCGATGTCGCGCCAGTCATCCGAAGCCGTGTCCGTCATGCCCTGAATCTTTACCTGCATCGCCGTTGCGGATCCGAACACCTGAACGGTGCAGAGATCACAGGCGTTGTTTACGAAAATGCTGGAGATCGTCGCCGCCGAAGCGTTTTCGACCTTCATTTCGCCGATATTTCTCATGTTATTTCCCTTTCTTCGTTAATTCCTGATTCCGATTCTTGCGCTCTGCGGAACATAGTTCCGGTAGTATTGATTCTGCTCGAACCGCCGCATCTTCCCGGCAAAGGAAACCCGCATCGCTTCAATCTGCTCCGTATTGGCCCGCTTGTCGGAGGAGCGCGTCTGCTCCTTGAAGGACTTGTCCTCCACCTTCGCCACAAGAGAGAGCCAGTCCGCGTTGAACCGCTCCCGCCAGGTCAACCCGAACCCCGTCCCGAGAATGTCCATCATTTCGGGCGTCAGCGTGTTAAGAAATTCCCCATCGTTGGCGAAATCGAGTTCAAAGACTGTTCCCGCCGGGTACTGACCGTTTACGGTAAAGTCGCCTGTCTGCGCATCATAGGCGAAATCCACCGCGTAATAGGTCACATAGCCGTCAGGAGCCGTCTCCCGCATACGGCAGGACGCCAGTTCATATCCCGCGTAGTCCAAACCGGGGGAAAGCGTGAATTCCCCGTCCTGATCCGCGTCAAGCGTCAGAACCGTGTCCGCAAAGGAAGGCTCCGTCAGCTTCGGTTCGTTATCCGTCCCGAGAAGGTAGGTCTGAATCTCCGTCGGATGATTGAAAAGGGAAATGGCGACCCTCAGGAAAAACCAGCACTGTCTCAGGTAAAGCGCGGGGGCTGATTCTCTCACCTCCGCAAGACGTATATCGTCCACGTATGCCTCGCAGTATTGGGTAATAACCTGTAAAATCGGAGTCGCCATATTGCACCTCTATTCAATTCGTCAGTCGAGTTCTCCCGCCAGACGTTTCAGATCATCTTCGAGCGGCGTACCCTTCAGACCACCAGCGCGGTCAATCCGGATAATCGCCTTCAGCTTGTCCGCCGAAACGCGCCAGTCGCCGTCCATCGCCCCCGTGTGGAGTACCCGTCGTACAAGCTCCCTGTGCTCCGGACAGAGCTTTTCGTAAATTCCGGAAAGCCTCTCCGTGTCGTAGTCCGGGAGCTTCTGGTAGACCGCAGCGGAAAGCAGTTCGTTGTCCTTGTAGAGGACGCCGTACCGCTCCCGTTCCTCGTCCGTCAGACCGTCCGTCACAATCAGTTTTCGCTTCCGCAGAAGAAGATCGGTCTGCGCTCCGAGATTCTGGAAGAAATCCCGCTTCGTCACAGTCAGCGTGTTCCCGTCACGGGGAATCCTCCCCATGCCGTCAAGCGTCACCGTCGTGCCGGGAGCGATGCCTCCGAGGAACAGAAGTGTTACCATCCCGTCGGGATCGTCCGCCTTTTTCTGCTCAGCCAGTGCGTTCTTCACCGCCGCCGCCACAATCGCCTGAATCTCAGCTTCCGTGTATTCCCGTCGGTCGGATTTTTCCTCCGCCTTCGGTTCAACCGCTTCCGCCGGTTCAGCCGCCTCGCTGATTTCGCTTTCCATAAGGACCGCCTCTTCCGCCGGAACGGATTCGGCTTCCATGTTTTTCGCTTTCGCAGTTCTCGCCATTTTGAAATCCTCCGTAATAACTCTCGTTTCCCGGGATCATTGGGATGTAATCAAATTCCCTCCGGAGGCCGTGAAGCCCCCGGAGAGTTTTTCGTGTCGTCAGGCAACGTCGGTGATGACGCCGACCTTGGAGGCGAACACGGGCTTCATGTCGAAGATCGCGGTGGCCGTCACATCGATGGTCAGATCGCCGGTCTCTTCGGGTCTCAGCTCCAGCGTGAGCGGAGAGCCTTCGTAGTAGCCGCCGTAGATGGGAGCGTAGCCGTAGCCGCCCTTCGCCGTGACCACAATGTTGTCGCCGAAGCCGATGGTGTCGAGCGTGGAGTTCTGCGTACCGGGAACAATCGCGGGCAGAATCTCCACAAGCTGCACACCAGCGGCGTTGGGAATGTAGCCTCTGCGGATCCAGTCCTCACCCAGCCCATACTGAAGACCCACGATAGCCGCGCCGGTTCCGTCGGTGGGAAGGACTCTGGAGAGAGCCTGAACCGTGCCGAACGCAACCAGATTGTCGCGTCTCACACCGTTGGCGGCAGCCACCAGAGTCGTGATGGCGTTCCAGTTGTCCGTCGTGTAGCCGGAAGCCGTCAGACCGGTGGGAATGTAGGCCACGTTGCCGACAGCGGACGTCAGGTTCTGAATGAACATGGCGTAGATCTTGTTCCACATGCCGCGAACGATGGCGGCGTAGTAGCGTCCGATGTCGCCGTTCACAACGTGCTGATACCAGTAGATCTTCGCCTGAGTGGTCTTCGGAGAAGGATTCAGGGTGATCGTCTTGTCATAGAGACGGTTGTAGGACGCGCTTCTCGCGGAACCCCACGCGGAATCCTCAAAGAGGAATACGTCGTTGGACGCGATGGTAATTTCCTTCGTGCCGCCGAACGGAACGGTCTCCCACTGCATCAGGTTCCCCGCCGCAACATCGTCCATTACGGCGAAGAGGGTGGGTTCCAGAACGTCGCGGGTGATAGCCGCCAGAGCGCGGAGGAAGTTTTCGTCCTTGGCGTAGCTCATGTTATTCCGCACTTCGTCGAAGGAAACGGGAGCCTCCTTGCCGACCGCCTGATTGGCAAGAGCCGCGCAGAACATCAGGGTCTTTTCCGTGGTTTTCTGAGCGAAGTCAGAGTAGTTCACGCCGTTCAGCCGGGAGGTGAAGGAACCCTTCGTGTCGGGGCGGAGGTTGAGCTGATTGCCCACATACTCGGTCAGAAGCAGTCTGCCGGAGGACACAACGTCGTTCCGGGAGATGTGCTTGCCGCCCGCCGTGTTGACGCGGATGTCGTTCGCGCCGGAGACCATAAAGAGGTCTCTGTTGAGAGAGTTGAGTTTCAGATTCATCTTTTCATCCTGCCTTTCCGAATTAAGCACCAACGGAGCGGAGGATCTTCACGATGTATCCGTCGCCCCAGAAGGACGCGCCCTCGTTGAACGGCTCCGTCCGCAGAACCTGACCGTAAACCGCGCCGGTCGTGGGAGCGGTGGCGGAGGAGGCGGAGAAGAGTCCGTTCACAATCGTCACATACTGCCCAACCGTGGGAACGGAGGCGAAGTTGCCCGCGCCGAACTTGTACTGTTCACCGACAATCAGCTCGGTGAAGTCGCCGTATTCGTCGGCGGGAATCGCCAGACCCAGCGTGTTCGCGCCGAGGTTGTACTTCATCTGACCGTTGGCGGAAACCACGGAATGCACGTTGTAGGTGTTGGCGGCATAGATGCCGGTGTGATCGCCGGGTGCGCCCACAACGGAACCGGAAGCGGCGGCGACGAAGTACCAGGTGTTGCCGTTCAGAATCCGGGGATTGTCAGAGGCGTCCACAAAGCTCTCGTAGCCCTCGTTGGGGATCAGGGAGTTCTGCGTCACCATGAAACCGGCGGAGCAGACGTCGGGGGTGAAGGTCGTTCCGGAGAAGGAACCGAACTTTCCCGCAACATTCTGAAGGCCGTTGTAGATGCTGTTCGAGTTTTTGAACTCAAACGCCGTATTCGCAATGTAAGCCATGTTTGTTCTCCTTTTCCGTCAGTCCGCCATAATGGACTGAATCATCTTGTCAAAGCCGTCGGACGCGCCGTCCTCACCGTCGTTCCGGTCGAAAGCGTAGGTTTTCTTCGCGTTTTCGCGGGCCTTTTTCTCTTTGGCCGCGTCCTTCATAACCTTCGCGCACTTCGCAGAAACATCGCGGACAGCGGCGGCGTCACCGCAGAACTTCCCGTCCTTCTCCATCTCCGCGTATTCGCAGAGCTTTTCATCGGTCAGGAATTCCTCGCACAGCTTTTCATCGAAATCCGCATCGCACGATTCCTTGAATTCGTTGAAACAGTTTTCGATAGCGTTGCGGCAAGCCTCTTTCCGTCTCTCGGTCTCGGCTTTCCGCATATCCTCGAGGCTCTTCAGAGCGGAGGACCGCTCCTCTTCCGCCGCGTTCAGCTTTTCCGTCAGATCGTTGATCGTCTGAACATCCTCGCCGCGCACGTCGTTCAGCGGAACGGAAACGGCGTTGTCGCCCTCGCCAATCACCACGACGGCGTTGACGGAGGTCTTCGCGCCGGGGATGATCGTACCGTTGTCCACGTCATACGGGACGCGGTAGAAATCCCCTTCAACGGAGCAGAGAGTGACGCTGTTCTCGTCGGCGGTAATGAACCGGAAATCCGGGAACAGTGCGCTCAGCTCCTTCAGTCTTTTGCTGTTCATAAGCAGTTTTCCTTTCGTATTCATGGAGCCGGATGTATCATCCTCTCCCTGTTCGTTTTCGCTCTCGCCAAACGGCTGCGGATTAAACTTTTGCAACTGCTGCAAAACTTCGGCAGAGGCAACCCGTAATGTCATTTTTCGGATCTCTGCCGTGCCGATGGCGGAAAGTGCGCGGATTCCGGCGTCCACAACTGCGGGCGCGACGTCATCCCCGAGAATCGTCGTGCCGAGAATCTGGTATTTGGTATAAACTTCGGTATCGCCGTCCATGTGCATCTCGTCAATCAGTGTCTCGATGCTGACGGCCATGCCGCCGTTTTCGCGTCCCTGTCCGCGAAGTTTGGCGACAAGCTCCTGCGCATACCATTTCCAGATATGACCGGTTCCGACAATCCATTCTTTATTGTCAATGGTTTCAAGCCTGATGTCGCTTTCGGACTTGAACCACCCAACAACCCTTTCAGCGGTGGCGGACATGAAGGAAGCCGTCACCGTCCCGTCGGGATTCCGGACCTCATCGAAATTGTGTCCGTCCCCGACCTGTTTCCCCTTGTACGCCACAAGAAGCGGCGTGTCGGCGAAAAGATGCCTGTGTTCCGCCAGATTCAGATACTGCCAGTTGTTCCGGTTTACATCGGAATTGAGGAGCATCACTTCAACCTTCTGAAGCATCCCCTCGGATTCCGAAAGCACCCGGAGCGAACCGGAGAACGAAGCCAGCTTTCCGCCGGTGTTTACCGTTTTCAGCCGTCCCATCCCTTAATCCTCCGTAGGGCAAAGCCCCGCAAAGTGGCGGACCCACGAATCAAACGACGTCTTGGAGCCGCTGTCATTATCCCACCGCGCCCACATGTCGAGGAACTTCGTGTAGTCAGCGGAGTTCTCAGCCATCAGCTCCTCCGTCAGAAGGGCCATAGGGCGGAATCGTGGGTTGTCCGTCGCCGCGTGGAATGCCTCGAGCGCGTCCTGAATGTCCTCCATAGCGTCAATCACGCACCGGAACACATCGTCAAGCCCCTTCAGTTCCTCCCGCCAGTCCATCTCAGCCGTCGCCGGATATTCTGCCATTAGATGCCGTTCGTGAAGCATCTCCGCAAAGCGGTCGAAGCGTCCGGGATAAGCGTGAGCTTGATGATGAATCGCGGCGGAAAGATTCGGCATTCCCTCTTCAATCAGGCAGTATTCCTGAATGGTGTCGAGCGCACGATTCGCGTCCTGATAGGAGGCGATGACCGCCCGTGCCGGATCTCTCAGCGGGGCAAATTCTGCGTTGTCGTAACTGTATTTCTCTCTAACCGTCATGTCTTTCTCCCGAAAACAGAAAAAGGGGCCGAATCCGCTTTTGCAGATCCAGCCCCTCTTGGCTTCCCTCCCCGCCCATTTACGGAGAGATATATTCAGTTAAGCTCCAGAATGGATTTGCACCATTATCCCCGCTTTACAGGAGCGGTCGTCTACTGTTGACATACAGGAGCAGGAAGCTCTTGCCGGGTCACGATCCCGGAACCCCAGCTTTACGAAAGCCGTACTCTACCAATTGAGCTACAAGAGCATTTGTCCGACTTTTTCATATAGTGTGCTTCCATGAGAGGCCATATGCTTTTTGGTATCGGACGTGAGGGCTGCGAACCCAACCAACCCGCGCGCGCAAACGGGACCCCGGAAACATTAGGAATCGAACCTAAAACCCTCGGTTTAACAGACCGATGCTCTGCCTGTTGAGCTATGCTTCCATATCCTGTTTGATCCCTCAGAGACACAATGTCTCCGCCGGAATCCGGCACAGGAAGCCGTTCGGCGCGTCCGCCAAATTGCAGAGGAAGGATTTGAACCTTCGACCTTCAGGTTATGGGCCTGACGAGCTGCCACTGCTCCACTCTGCCGGATTGCCCGACTTTCCCGCACAGGTACGCATTTCAATCAAGCAGAGGCGTGTGCGGAGTGGTATCGGACTTGAGGGAGACCCAACCATAATACAGGACCGGAGAGAATCGAACTCCCATTATCGGTTTTGGAGACCGCCGTTCTACCGTTAAACTACGCCCCTGTATAAATCGGTTTACCGGAATATGTTATTTTTGCGGACAGTATGGGAATTGAACCCATCCACCGAAAGCACCTATGCACCGCCCGTTTATACGGCATATTTCAGTTTTACGCCGGGAGCCGGGATCGAACCGACGTGAGTGGGGCCAAAACCCACTGTGTAACCCCTACACTATCCCGGATTATTCAGGCCCTCTGCCATCAAAGAGCCATTTCGGAATGTCAATATGTTCTCTTTCTGTCCAATCTACTGAACCACATTTTCTTTGAGTATCAATATTCAACCTTCTGGAAAACATAAAACAGGGCGGCACAAATCCGACAACGGGTCTTCCTTCGCCGGATTTAATTGCCGACAAATTAACCTTTGAAGTAATGGTTGACTTTTTAGGAATTTCGTCTAATACTATGCTAAACATATTCATTCCCCATCTTTCGGAATCACCGCAACCACTTTCTTCGAGACCTCGAATATCTTAATCCCATCCTTGGATGACCGGATCTCCGCGTCGTTCCCACGGGCCACGATTTTCCTCACCGTATCGTCCATGTAGGAAGCGTATTTCTGCGGAACACTCACAGGTCCCGCCGTCCCTGGAATCACCGTTCGATTGATGCGATTGACGTCCACTCACGCCCTCCTTAGTAGATCGTCCACCAGAGATCAAACGCTCTCCGGTTTCCGTTGCCCTTGCAAACCGGCTTTTCTCCGTCAGACCGACGGTATTTCCGGTTCGCATAAATCTTCATATCCCGCTTGAAGTGGAACTCCGGACGCTTGATGATGCCCCTGTTCCGCCCGAACCACATGGAGAAATCGTCCCGCAGTTCTCCGCCGTCAATCATATTCTGCTGACGGAACTTCTTTCGCCTGTCAACTCTTCTCCGCTGAGATCTGCCGCTGGGATGATCCATGAAATCCTCCGCGTCATTCGCTTAAATCCGACTCCGAAACGCCCATGTCAATCGCTTTTTCCTTCGATTCGGAGGAGATTCCCTCCGTCCTCGGTCGCCCCGGCTGACCGGAGGAACCCGAAACTTTCCCGCTTTGCGTGTACGCCGTCTCGGGAACCCGGAACAGATCCATAATCCCGGAAGAGTCCATCGCCCGGAGCATGGAAATCTTGTCGAGCCAGCTCAGACCGTCAAGAGCCGCAATGACGAACAGCGCGGACATATCGCCCCGCGCAAATTCCGCCTCCGCGTCCTTCCGGATCTTCTCTTCGGTGAAGATCGTTCCGAAAATCTTGAACTCCCATTCGTATTGGAGATGAAGGGACTTGTAAATCCAGTTCATCATCCGCTCGAACTGCGGGTAAATGCAAGCCGTCGCGTACCGGCTTTCAATCTTCATCGCCGCTTCAACCTGTGCCGCCTTGATGTCCTTGTCCACTGGAATCAGAGCCGCAAGCCCCACCTTGGACCCCGCGTACTGATTGAACGTCGTGGAAATGTCGTTCGCGTTGGCGGATTCCTGATAGTCGTGGCTCTTGATGTTTTCCACGGGGGCCATGAAGAACGCTGTCCCCGCCGTGTTGTTGCGGTTCATCATCTCCTCAAAAAGGAATTGGAACAGCATCCGTCCGCCTTCGGAGAGCTTGTAGGTATCCTCCACCCGCGTCCCCTCATCGTTGAAGTAGGGGATCTCGCCCGTGAAGATTTTCACAAGCGGATTGGTGTATAAGGTCTTCTGGATCTCCTCGAAATCGGACTGCTGCGCGTAGGTCAGGAACATCCCCGCCAGAGGAGGAATGATCGCGGGCGTCGTGTCGTCGATTTCAAACACCCATACCCGGTCGATGGGAAGGGAGACGTAATAGCACCATGTCCCGTTCTGCTGGAATACGCGGGGATTTCCGACGGATTCCGCGTCCACATTCTCGGGATAAAAGGCAATCTTCCGGTTCCCCTTTTGAACGCTCACAGCGTTGTTGTGGGAGGCGTAAACGAATTGCCTGGTCTGCTCCTCCTTCTCCGTAAACATCCGCTCAAAAGCGTCCATGTAGGGCAGGAAGAGGTCCCCGTACTGTTCCACCGTCGCGCCAGGACGGAGGAAGTACATCATATTGAACGATACCGTCCATCCGGAAATGTTGTTCCGTCCGATGATCGTACACCAGTCCGTCGGAAGCTGTTCCAGAAAGGCGTAGTTGAACTTGTTGTGCGCCTTGTCCGCCTGAATCCGCGTCGTGTAAATCGCCTTGCCCTGAAGCAGAGCCTCGCCGCGAATCCGGTGAAGTGTAGCCTCCGGTTTGATCTCCTTGTTCAGTCGGTCAAGCAGAACCGCTTCCCTTTGGAACCGTTCCATCTTTCCCTCTTCCCCTGTCAGATACAAGGGCTTGAAGTAGTACCGGTCCGTCGGGATGTCCTGCTCCGTTTTGTTGATTTTGAAGAACGGATAGTTGGTCCACCGAAGAATCTCCGCCGTCTCTCTTAACTCCTGCTCGTGGGAGTAGGGGTATCTGAGATATTCTCCGATTTGATCCTTTGTGTAGTCCACCGGCAGGGAGGAAATTCCCTTGATTCTCGCGTTCTGTACCGACGGCTGATTCGCCATGCCGTAGTTGGCCCGGGAAAACGCCGACGCAAATGCCTGTGCGGACAGAATGCCGCTGTATTGGTCGGACAGCGCATTGAATTTCTCAACCGCCGCCCGGATCAGCCCCTTCGCCGGAGCCTTGGTTTCTTCCATCTTCAGCCGCCCTTTCCGCTTCCTTTTTCAATTCCTTCTCAAACAGCGCGAGAAAACCGTTCGCCGCTTCCGCCGCTTCTTCCTCGTGGGCGCGTACCCACCGGGAGTTCAGCACCATACAGGCGTTGTTGAACCACGCCCGCTCACCCGGATCCAGTTCCCCGTACATCGTCTCCGGAACCACTTTGAACTTCCCCTCCGGCTTGTGGTCGGACAGGAGGAAAAGATACCGCCTCCGGCTGTCGTAATAGGAAAATTCAATCCCCGCCGGAATATCCTGAAGCGCACCTATGTATAATTGATATTTTTCCATCAGCGCACGTTTTTCCTCATCGCCAGAACTCCGGCCCGGCCTCCCTGCGATTGTATCCCGGGTTGACGTGTCCCGGAGAAGCCGCCCATCCGTCTGACCGCTTCGATTTTCTCGCTCCACGAGGATTTCGTCCGGTAGATCTCCGTCTTGAGCCCCGTCTCGAGCTTCTTCGCCATCCAGAGGGCGTATTTCAACGCCGACCAGATGTCTCGCTGAATCGCCTTGGATTTCCGCTTTTCCTTGAAGGATAGCCCCGAAACCTCCGTTTGAAGGTTTGCAATCTGCTGGCATAACAGCTCCGACTGCCGGTAAGGAAGGGCAATCTGCGCGTCGTACCGGGCATCCTTGATCCGATGCGCGTTCCGATAGGCTTCCACGCCGTCAAGCACGTTCGGCACAAGCAGTTCCACGTTCTCCTGCTCAAATTCAATCTGCGCGTAGGAGATCATGTCCGCATCCGCGTCAGCACCGCCCCGTCCGGTCGCCTTCATCGGGTAAATGACCGGCAACGCCCCCGGCTGTTCGATGAACTGGAACGCCATGTGATTCACACAGCAGAGCGGCGGTCGCCCGTCCTCCGTCGGCTTCATCAGTTCTTCCACGACGCCGGTTCCGTATTGCCATGTATCGACCACAAGATAAGTGGTTTTCCCGCCGTCCATGCAGAACTTCTCCCACAGGGAGCGAATGCGCTGCGCCTGGAGGTAATCTGTCTTCGGAGGTGCGTAGTTGTCTACATATACCACCTGTTTCCGGTATTTGTCCCGCCGCTCCATGTCCGGGAAGAGCGATAGCTTCAGAACCACGTCCGCGCATTTCGCGTTCTTCGCGTCGTCTACATAGGAAACGTCGTGGGATACAATGTAAATCGCCTCCGGATCCCCGCAGTGCTTTTCCTCCATCAGAGGATTCCGCCGGGAAGCCGTCAGCGTCTCGTCCGGGATCAGCGGGGATTCCGCGTCTCCCGTATAAAGCGCGCACATCTCCCGCTTCCACGCCGTCGCCGTCAGCTTCGACCTCTGGTCCTTGATGTAGGCGATGTTTCGCAGATTCCCCATCAGAGCCGTGATCCACGAAAAGTCAATCACATACCCCTCGAAGAGGTCCCCGTGAAGCATGTCCTTCAGACAAGCCTCTCTGTGTACGGAGAACGCCCGGTTCGTCTTGGAACAGGCGTTGGAAATGTGGGAGTGTTGTAACTGGATAGAATACCGGTCCGGCTTCTGGTTCACCGTTCGTTCCAGACGACAGGTGGGAAGCACGTCCTGTTCGTACTTGTCCATGTCGAAGGGGTCCCGCCCCTCCTGACCGATTTCCTCCGCGATGGTTTCATGGCAGTTGTCGCCGCGAGGCGCGTACATCGTGAACTCCGACCCGTAGATCGTCGTAATCCGGAACATGTCCTCCCGGTCATTCCGCAAGGTCCAGTGGGAGGCAAGGATCGGATAGTCGTGCTCAATCTGGTGGAACGCCTGTGTTGCCAGAGCCGCCGCCTGTTTCTGGTTCGGAGCCGTGTAGCGCATTCTCAGTCCGGGCCATAGGATCCCCTTGACCATCTTGCCGAGCAGAATGCAGTAGGTCTTCGTCAAGCCACGGCATCCGGTGACATAGACGTTCCGATACCGTATCATGATCCGGAGCATCATCCTCTGGGGAAGCTCCAGACCGTACTGCGCGTCCGGAGCGCGGCAAAAATCACACAACGCATCCGGATAGGCCCGAAAAAAGCTGATGATATACGCGCTCGAATCTATATCTACCGAGTCATAATCAAATGCTTTTTCCGTTTCATTTTTAAGCCATCTACCGAGCCTTTTAGAATATCGCTTTCCGGATATATCCCAACTACTCATTGTGCCTGTGCATATTGCCAGATATACTTATATGAAGTTGCTTGTTTTCCCATACAACACCGAAGTATGCTGGACCTGTCAAATCCCAGAAGCCTTTGAATTTCCGCACTGCTTTTCCATGTTTTCAAATAACTCCCGTTTGTCTCATATTGAGCAATTGGCTTTGACCTCGCATCTGCGCTTCGTTGTTGTGCCGTCCCATAATTTGAGTTATATTTATGAGTACACCACTCTAAATTATCCACACAATTATTATCCCGTGTTTCATCTTTGTGGTTCACACACTCATAATTATTTGGATTTGATAGGAATGCTTCTGCAACAAGTCGATGAATCAAATATTTATAGTATCTACCATTATTCCTCAAATCTATTCTCAAATATCCATTTGAGCACACCGTAGGTTTCAAAATAATGCCGGTTTCCGTATCCACAAGGAAACTCTTTACTCGCCCCAAAGAACTAATTTGATACCTACCTTCAAATCCCTCGATGTCTTTCCAGATTTCTTCCATAGCCTACGCGCCTTTCGTAGTTATTCGCCTATATATGTATCAAAAGGGGAAAGCAATTAGGCGTGATTGCTTTTTCGGGAGCTACCCTATCCCCTTATATTGATACCAATTTGTTAATGCGCGGACTCCGCAAACGGGTCCTCATCGTCAAAGGCGACCGTCGTAAGTCCCGCATACCGCGCCCGTTTCATCTCTTCCTCCGTCGGCTCCGGCTCAAATTCGCCGAGCTCGTCTTCCAGCCTCAGTTCAGCCGGAAGTTCGTTCGCCGCAGGAAGATCCGCGTTCAGGCGGGCGTTGTTGTAATAATCGAAGATCATGTGATCCGCCGCGTCCACGGAATAATTGAACTTCTTTTTCTTGAAGAACCGCTTCCAGAAGGATTCCTGAACCTCGGCGGGCGTCTTGAACTGCCCGTTTTCCATCGCTCCGGCCTGTTCCAGAGCCACCACAAGAGCGTCCATCCGCATATTCTCGATGGGCTTCTCGTCTTTCTTCCGCATCTGTTCGGAAGCCATGAGGTCGTCTACCATCTTCTGGACCTTCTGCGCGGAGACGTACTCGCCTATCCGGATCAGCCGCTCCGTAACCATGTTCCACTTGCAGATTTTCACAATCGAGTCGGCAAGCTGCGGCGTGATGGTCTGTCCACGGTATCTTCCGCACCAGTTTTCATATTGCCGGTCCAGTTCCGCGTAAATCGCGTCCGTCATGGGGACTTTTTCGCAAAGATCCGCCTCGCCCCACCGTTCGCGCTGTTCCCGCGTACCAGGCTTCAGGGCTTCGTGCTGCTGTGTGACCTCGATGAATTTCGCCGTATCCTTCTGAGAGAGATTCGTACCGAATAACCGGAGAATGTTCGTCTCCCCGTCGAGGAACCCGCGCACAAGCCCGTTCTCCCCGTGAACCTCTTCCGCAATCAGCTCATTGTAGAAGACCCATCTGTCCTCGATTTTCAGAAAATCCGTAATCTGCGGCAGCTTCGTCGGCCAGAAGGGGACGTTCAGCGACGCACAGGTGGCGAAAAGCCCGATGTACGCCCCGACGCCGGAGTTCTCCGACAGTCGGTCGTAAAGCCGCTGTTCGCATTCGATACAGTACCGGGAGAGTCCGTGCGGTCGGTCGTAGAAGAACTCTTCGCCCTTCTCTTCGCCGCACATTTCACAAAGGCAAACCGCCATTCAAACCTCCCCGGAAACTGAAAAAAGCCCACTTCGACCCCGAACAGGAGCCGGAATGGGCTTCAAATACTATTCCACACGTGTATTATACCACATTTTTAGTGAAATGTCAACCCCCGCAAAGCATGTCACATTTAACAAACTTTTGTAACGGTATCGGCTTCGCTTTTGTTATATCTTTCCAACTTCACCTTCAAACTCCGCCGGGGACGCCCCCGTCTTTACTTTTACGGGCTTGCCGGACTCAAGGTTGTAAAGATAATACTTAATTCTCGCCAAATCCGAGCATATCGCCCATTCCGGCTTTCCTTTTGCATCGTAGTAAGTCGCCCAATGACACTGATTGGACGGGAACTTGAAAACATTAACCATATTCTTCAAACCTCCTGCAATAGTTCAGTCAATGTCTATCATCCGGTTTTTCTTCTTCTGCATCGCGTCACCTTCACAAACCGCGCTCCGCTTTGTTCTAAACCGTGGAGGACTTCAAAATACCCCCCTTTTTCTGCGGTTCGGGTTTGATTTGCGGCAAAACCATATATAATACAAAACGAATTATAAACCAAAACATTCCCTGCCATCATCGGATAACACACCCCCGTTTTGAACGCTCCACGCCCTCTAATGCAGAGGACTTCATCATATGCTTTTTTCATTTCTCCGCCGCCTTCTCCGCCATCTCCATCAATGTCATCACTGATTTTGGGCTTTCCAAAACGCAGAGATAATTGTTTTCATATACGCTGTTCTCATCCAGATAAACCGCGCTTCCCTCCGTTGTCCTATCGAACCCGTCGAGGCTTTTCAACGGTATTATCGCTTTTATCTGATTTGCCCGAATGTACATCTCGTCCCCCGAATACTTCCCCGTAAGTCGAATAAATCCCTTTACCATCACCGCATCCTCCCAATCACATACCGTGTTTCTTCCACCACCCGGACCCCGAACCTTTTCTGAAGATACACAGCCAGATCGTCCAGCCCCATGAACTCAAACAAATCCCCCTTCATTTCGGGCGGAAGTTCCACATCTTTGAACATATCTTCGATTTTGTCCCTATAGTCAATCAGGTCCTCGTGGTTCTCCGGCTCCGGCAGATCCAGCCCGTCCAGAATCTTCTCGTTGAAGGCGATTTCCTCTTTCCAATTCATTCTTTCTCATTCCTTTCTTTCACCGCCCGCTTGATCGCGTCCAGAATCACGCCGTCCAGATCGATTTCACCCACTTCATGGTAAAACCTTTCGTCTTCCGCAAGTTCCCGGCTCCCGATTTGCCCCCAACGGACTTCGTTGACATTCAAATAGACGCCGACACTCCGATACATATTGGGCCGCGAATCGTTCACGTCCCGAAACAGTTGAATCATGAAATAGTTCGGATCACGGACATATTGATATATCTTCACCATCGCTTCATTCTTCCGGCGCATCGGGAATAATCATCCAATATGTAACCCCGCTCACTAAATTGCCGTTCTCATCGCGCCACTTACCTGTGTCGGTATTATAATAGCCCGGAAAGACATTCCCCTCGGCGCAGACTAAAACATCATACCCCGATTGCGGCAATTTATCCTCCACCGAAATCCAGCACGGATTTTGTTCTGCCATCATTTCCCTAACTATTCGTTCAATAGTTTTATAGCCGAATCCATCCGGTCCGTCTATTCTGTTATACACATCATATAAACATTCCTCTAACCGTTCCAGAAAATCTTTGGCGTCAATCAGTTTGTTCTTCACGATAACTCTCCTCTTCCTCAAACGCCGGACATTCTCCAACAAACGACCGCTCCGGATCGTGCTCTTTCCCGCACGGAATATCATCAAATTCGCATAAAAACATATACGGTCCATTCATGTGATCCCACCAAACGTCCGAACAATGCCGACAGAACAGGCAGGAGCGTTTGTGCGCTCCCACCTTAAATCCCGGCTCCAATTCGTATTCCCTGTGATCCGGCAACAGTTCTTTGCGCTTATTTATCATCCGGGTTCTCCTTCGGGGCGGTTCCATCCATTTTAGCCCCGCATTTATAGCACCAGCCATGCGTTCTGTCCGCCCCGTTCTTGACCCGCGCTCCACATTTGGAACACTTCTTACCCGAGAAATTCTTGGTAGGGAGCCATCTTGCATGAACCACCGGCTCGATGTCGGCTGCGGGATAATCCTCAATGTCGGAAATTATGTCATCAATATAACACGCTCGGCACGGTGCATCTCCGATTTCATAGACAAATTGCAGTTTTCCGCGCTTCATGCCCTTACGGTTCTCGCATTGTGCGCAATACCATTCGCGTGTTTCTTTTACAAGCGCATCCGCATCAATGTACTTCGGCATCTTTTCCCTCCACATTCATTCTGCATCCACAGTTCGGGCAGAAATTAAGATTGGGCCAGTACATAATCACATCCCCTTCAACATCATATGGAGCCGCTTTGCCGCATTCAGAGCAAACCGATATACCATCCGGGCTTATCCATTCTGCATATCTCTTCGGTTCCACATCGGCGGCTTTAGGATTGTTCATCGCTTCGACACACCGCTGAACTGTTTCAGCATCCAAATCAGCGGGCAATGCCGTCAACGCCCTTTTTGCATCAATGCGCTTGATATATTCGCTGTTCTTGGGATTCATCTTGTCTACGCAATCTCCGCAATACCACGGGTATGACGCCAACTCCCAATATGGGCAGTCCCGACATTTCACTGGCATCTTGTCAATGTCATTCATGGCTTTCCTCCTTGTCCATCCTTGTCCATCTTCGCCCCACAGCCGGGGCAAAAATCAAAATCAGTTTCCCGAACAGACTGTTTCTTGCAAAACCAATCGCATTCGCTACAACTATAATGCCCTGTAAATTCCGGAGGCATCATTCTGACCATCTTTACCCACCGCCCGTGTCTCACCGGCTCCACGTCTGCGGCGGGGATAGCCTCCATCTCGTCCAACATATCGCGGAGATCTCCGGTTTTTCCGACTGATCCGTCATCGTCCGGGCACCACTCCGCAGCAATTTCAAGCGCATCGCTCCGCAGGACGTAATCGTTATCCGGAATCATGTTTTGCCAACCTCCTCTTCAAAATCTTTCGGGCTTTTCCCGACCTTTACTTTTCGAGGCTTATCCCCCTCCAGATCGTAAAGATACCAGTTAATCCGCGCCGAATCGGAGCAGATCGCCCACTTCGGCTTTCCTTTTGCGTCGTAGTACGTCGCCCAGAGACGCTGATTGGACGGGAACTTGAAGCCATTCATCTTCACTCGCCACCTTCAATTTCGTCAATTTGAAATTTGTATAGAACAATTCTCGCTATTCCAAAATATTCAACACACTGCTGTCCTTCCCACCAGTCATTATCCCATATATAATCGTCCCCGTCACTACTTCGCGGAGAAATGAACTCGATCAGGTATTCCCAATCCTTTTCCGCTTCATACTCATATTTTTGGCGAAGGAACACCAGATACGCCCATCCTGCATTATCTTTCAAATACTGATTCAGTTCTTCTTCGGTGCGCGTTTGAAATTCATGCCATTCAAGTTGAGGAAAGTTCACCTTTTTCGGCTCTTTCTCTTTCAGCCAGGCAATCGCTGCCCGGATTTCGTCGCAATAATCGAACTGCGATTCGGTGCAAACCGGTGACAAGAGATATTCCAACGCCTCAATAACATCCGATCTGGAATAATCGATCATTTCACCACCTCAAACTTTCCTTTCTCCGTCCTTCTGACAAATCCCCCTTCCACCAGAAGACGGAGCCGCCGAAACAGCTCCGCTTCCTCAGCCTCTCCGGGAAACCAGTTGGCAATCGTCCGGAAGTGAACCGGCTTGCCGACTGCCCGGAGGTAGTCGATAATCTCAATATTCTGCATCAAAATCTCCTTTCCAGAATCAAGTACACCACAATGGCAAGAACCACTCCAATCAAATATCCTATGGCAAAAGACACCAATTCATTCTGCATCGTCGTCCTCCGTCAGATCCGCAAGTGTCGGAATCCCCATCGTGATCTGCTTCTCCGGTTCGTCCCGCTCTTCCTCAGCCAGTTTCAGATAGCCCACGCCGTCCCGGAAGTAGCCGTTGTTCAGCTCGCATCCAATCCCGTACCGGCCCATCTTTACCGCCGTCATGGGAACCGTCATCAGTCCCCCAAACGGATCGTAAACCACGTCGCCCTCGTTGGAATAGCGGTTGATAATGCGCTCCACAATATCAAGCTGAAGGGGACAATTCTTGACAACACACCCTTCCGCCGTATAGGAAGCATCGTCTTCAACCTGAATGCTCCACACCTCCCGTTCTCCGGTTGCAATGCTTTCCTTGACCTTCTTCCACGCGCCGTCCTCTAAGATTTCGCTCTCGCAATGATGTCCGGATACACGCCAGCTCATCACCCATTCCGGATTGCAATGCACTTCGCGCCCTTCAATGGTCGATGTCCTCTCACCTCTTCCCGCATATACGGAAGCAATCACACCACGCGCCCGCTGCGCAACCATCGCCATGCCGAGAAGCAGGGCGCGGGAAACAGAAGACGCCGACGTGCAGTTCCCGGTAGTATTTCCGTCGCCCGAGAGATAACCGGCCAGAAGAGCTTCGGCAAGCGTAGGATTCAGACAAATCCCTTCAATCGGAACCTGTTTGTTCATAGCTCCGCGCCCGCATTTGTCGAGCATGGCTTTCAGCTCGTCGCTCATGGATCCGCTCAACAGCCGGTACTGCCTTGCGTCTCTTTCGGCGTGAGAACCATAGAACCCCAAAGCCATACGCTCAAATTCTTCGCACTTATCCGCGCCGACAGAGATAAACCAATCTCCCCGCGTTCCCTTATGGCCGTCCGCCAAATACCGACCGACAAGCCACCACTCTTTTTCATTAAGAGGGCTTTCCTCAACAGGCGGAAGTTTCAGATTCACATAGTGACCGACCGTATCTTTCGCTTCAACCCATTCGGGAACGGCGCGGCGCATTCCTTCTTTTTTGTGCGCTAACTCCGATCTGCGCGTCCAGAGCCTGTGATCCGGTGTCGTGATAAGATTCGGAACGCCCTTTGCCCGTGTCTGAACGGTATCTTTGATTCCCGTCCGGGCTTTTGCGATAACAGGCTTCCACCGTCCCATGTGCGTCAGAACCATGTCGCCCGGTTCAACCTCTTCAATAGGCTTGTATCCGTCCCGCGTCAGAATCAGGGATCCGGCGGCAAGACAGACGTGCATCTGTACGTTCTTCCTCTTCTGCTCCCCGTTCAGCGTCCGCATCCGTACAATATCGTCCCAAACCATGTCCGACCATGAACCGGGAGCACAGACCATAAACGTCGCCGGGAGCCGGTCTTCCTCGTCCAGCTTCTTCGCAAGGGCAACGTGGTCTTCGTAGGAGTAAACCGTGTCCCGCGAATACTGCGTGTAGAGCTTCTGGAGCTTTCCCGTCTCCGTCTCCATCAGTTCTTCCTTCGTGATAAGCCGGTCGCCGGAGGACCGCCAGAATGCGTGAGCGTCAAGCTGCCACTGAGCACGGGTGTATTCGTCTTTGGACTTCACAACCGGTTCGTCCGCGTAGGCTTTCGACGTGTCCGTGGGGAGCTTGCGGAACAAGAGAATGTATTCGGGACAGCCAACCCCCATCTTGGAGCCGTCCTTGCAGACCTCGCTCCATCCGAGCCGGTAAGTCTGATTGTTCTCCCGCACCACGTCCGTCAGCACGATAATCCGCCCCATGTACCGGAACCCGTGCTTCATGTAGTGAAGAACCGTCATGTCCGAGAACGGATCCACCGCCGGCATTCCGTCTCCCGTCGCGTTGCCGTAGAGGATCCGGTCCTTGACGTGTACCGCGCAGATCCGGCCCGGTTTCAGGATCCGAAGAAGCTCCGGCGTCAGATAGTCCATCTGTTCAAAGAACCGCTCGTTGTCCTCGTTGTGGCCGAAATCATTGTAGCTCGGCGTGTATTCATAGTGATTGGAAAACGGGATCGACGTGTGAATCAGCCCCACGCTGTCCGTCTCCATCCGCTTCGTCTCGTCCACGCAATCGTTGTTGACCGCCGTAAAGTATTTGCCCTTGACTTCCACTCTCTCCACTCCTATTGATCTCTGCATCCGCTTAACAAGCATCTCCGTGTAAATGCCGTACTGCGTGATGATCTCCCGCATCTTCTCGGTCTGTTCGTTGTGCCGGTCCCATTTCGCCATCAGCTCCTTTAGGATGCTGTCCTCGTTCTCCGTGTAGATGATGTCGATGATGACCGGCTCCGTCTGCATGAAGCGATAAATCCGGTGAATCGCCTGAATAAAATCGTTGAACTTGTAGTCCACACCCACGAAGATCGCCCGGTGACAAAACCGCTGGAAATTGCACCCCTGGCCGGAGATTTCCTTCTTTGTCGCCAGATATTTCGTCCGCCCGTAGGCGAAGTCCAGAACCTCCTTTTCCTTGACCTCAATCTCCTGCGTCCCGTAGATCTCCGCGTATTCTCCCGGTCCGGCGTATTCCCGCATCGCGTGACCGATAGCCCGTCTCTCATCCTCCAGATCGTGCCAGAGAATGAAGTGCGCCTCCGGATCGGACTTCACAATCTCCATCATACAGGCGACCCGCGCATCGAGCGATTCCCTCTTTTCCCGCGCCGCCGCCGATAACCCCTCGGCAACGTCGTTGAACATCGCAATCTGTCCGTCCTTCTGAACCACCGCTTT